GAGCTGTTCCTCCTGAGTGAGATCGAAATCTTCGGTTCCACAACCTATTCTTTTGCTGGCGAGGGTACGCAGTATGCGTTCTATTCTGCCGGTAATAGCAAGGTGCGTTACAGAAGCGGCTCCTCCTACGGCTGGTGGGAGCGTTCTCCTTATTCGAGCAACAGCGCTAATTTCTGTATTGTCAACACCGGCGGCGGCGCCGGCAGCTACATCGCCGGCAACAGTGGTGGCGTGTCTTTCGGCTTCTGTATTTAACCCTATAACCCAATGGTTGCGGGCTGTCTCACTCCGTACAGGAGTGAACAGGCCGTTCTTTTATTGTCTCAGGCTACACTCTCCCCGTTTAGGGGAGATGTGTATGCCTGCGATGATACAAGGTTGTAGGGTGGTTTGCGATTAAAGGTGACCCTCCTTTGCGGTAATGGGTGGCCTATAAACAATTTTGAATGAAAGGGTGAAATCATGTCGGTTTACAAATCCAGGCGAGGAACCAGTGCCGTGCAGTATGTGGAAACAGCCAGACAGTTGCAGATTTTTACCATCAGCAACTGTGTTAAGTTTCCCAAGCGGTATACCTACCTCGTCGTCAACAAACTTGCGTCCCTTGCGGAAGATATTGATACCCATGTGCGTATTGCGGAAGCGATTATGCCAACCAATCTGCATGAAGCGCAGATGCGTCGAGATGAGTTTAATCTTGCTTTCGGCTTACTCAACAGTTTAGACGATAAGCTGCAGCTCATGTATGACATCGTGAAGAAAAATCCGAACTGGAAGACGGAATTCAAATGGCTTCCTAACGCAATGCTTGAGTGGGGCAATTTGATCCAAAAGGAGAAAAATTTAATTGTCGGAGTTAAGAAAACAGACCGCAAACGGTTCAGTAAGTTCACGACCGACGAAGATGTGGAAGCATCTATTTCAACTGAGGAATAAGCAGTAATGCTTTTCTTAGGTCAAGCCTCGTCCTTGTTCTCGTTGCGTGTTTTTTGCAGCCGTGGGTTTCTCGGCTCCACCAACAACTGGTGGGAGCGTTCTCCTAATTCGAGCAACAGCACTAATTTCTGTAATGTCAACACCAACGGCAACGCCAACAACAACAACGCCAGCAACAGTAATGGCGTGTCTTTCGGATTCTGCGGTACATAGTCAATCAAAGTAACCTAACCAAGGCGAAATTTGTACTTCCGCTGAAGGGAGGCTTGTTCCTGTGGCTTGTGCATACAAGCCCAAAACAGTGTGTCGATAGTCTACACCGGACGCTTCTTGCATGGTCGGCAAAGGCGTGGTAGCCGATTTCATGGTGGGAGACTTACGCAGTTAGAATACACGCTCCATAACAATACTGTACGGCGCACCCAAATCTATATAAGGAAAGAAGGGTTAGATACGACCAGCGAAGAGCGTAAAGAGGCGCGATATCAGCGCAGGAAAGCCGCTCGCCAAGCAAAGCGTGACGCATTAAGTGAAGCCTGCGGCAATTTTGAAGAGGTGTTTACCTTTGAGCATTTGTACGATTCCGCTAAGAATTGTTCAAAGGGCGTCATGTGGAAAAACAGCGTTCAAAACTATATGAGCCGAATCACAACGAATGTAGCAGATACGCATGAGAAGCTGATGAATGGAAAGTTCAGGAGCCGTGGATTCCACGAATTTGATTTGATAGAGCGAGGTAAGCTCAGACACATCAAGAGCGTGCATATCTCAGAGCGTGTGGTTCAACGCTGTTTGTGCGACTACATACTGGTCAAGGTATTCTCAAACTCTTTTATCCACGATAATGCGGCCAGCCTGAAAGGCAAAGGGATTGACTTTGCCATGGATCGTGTAAACACGCATCTGCACAGGTTTTACAGGCAGCATGGTGTTAGCGGCCTGATGAATGGCGCCGTTCTAATGGGCGATTTCTCTGATTTTTTCAATAGTTCACCGCACGACATTATTTATGTAGAGGGTGAACGGAGAATCAAAGATGAGCGCATACGAAAATTGGCGAATGGGTTCATGGAGGACTTTGGCGACAGAGGTTTTGGCCTTGGCAGTCAGGTTTCCCAAATCGATTCTCTGATGGTGGCAAGTCCGCTTGACCACTTCATCAAGGAAAAGCTCCGCATCAAACACTATGGCCGCTATATGGATGACTTCTATCTCATCCACGAAGACCCGGAATATCTCGCCTATTGCATGGAGGAGATAAAGAAAAAGTGCGATGAACTCGGCCTTAATCTGAACAAGAAAAAGACAAGAATCATCCCACTTAGAAACGGATTTAGGTTTTTGAAAACGAAATTCGTTCTGACTGAAACTGGCGCAGTTATACGCAAGATGAACCGTTCCTCTCCCACAAGAATGAGGCGCAAGCTAAAGACATTCAAGCGTTGGATGGAGGAGGGTAAGTTTACCATTGACGATGTGAATACAGCCTACCAAAGCTGGCGTGGTCACATGAGGCGTGGCAATAGCACAAAGATACTGCGCAGAATGGACAAGTTCTTCAATGAACTATTTTTGGAAACCGAGGAGGTAAGAAAAAGTGCTTAAGATTTGTAAAGACGGCAATGTCATCGCCCTGTGCGAAGCTCCCCGCTGGATTCGTATGCAGGAGAATGGTTATTTCGGTGCCTGCTCTGAGGTTGAGGCCGAAGGTATCGTAATCAACGACATGATCTACAACATTCCCGGCCATGACATCGGCGCCGCTGAAACGGTGTCCTATGTTGAGGTGGACAGCGGCGAGTATATTTTCAGCCAGCAGGAAGCTGCTGCTGTCAATGATGCGGCTGTGTCCTTTGTGAAGATCATGATGCCCACTGTCGAACTGGATGACGACCAGATGATTACAGTGTCTGCTCTGTATGATGACTGGGCTGCGGGTGCTTATGTTGTTGGTGATGTGCGCAATGCAGAGGGTCAGACCTGGGAGTGTCATCAGGCACATGATAACGCAGTGTACCCCGACATCGTTCCCGGCTCTTCTTCATGGGCTACTTTCTGGAGACCCCTGCATGGTAAGACCCCTGAGACTGCCCGTCCCTGGTGCAAGCCTGTGGCAGGTACGACTGACATGTACCATGTTGGCGAGTACATGATCTACACCGACAGCGCTCTGTATCTGTGCATTGTTGATACCGTGTATTCTCCCGAAGAGTATGCACAGGCATGGGAAAAGCAGGGCGAAGATGAAGTCACAGAATAAGTATAAAACTGGACTTTCATCAGTGTAAATGGGAGGTGTTGTGATGTCGATTGAGAAAACGATATGGGATTTCTTCCATGGAAAAGGCTTGAACGACTATGGTGTGGCGGGTCTGATGGGTAACCTGTACGCAGAGTCTGGCCTGATACCCAACAATCTCCAAAACACCGGCAACAAGAAACTCGGTATGACAGACGCCGAATATGTAACTGCCGTTGATAATGGCTCATACAAAAAGTTTGTCAAGGATTCTCAAGGCTTCGGTCTGGCACAGTGGACTTTTTGGTCTCGCAAGCAGGCTTTGCTGGACTTCGCAAACAGCCTTGGAGTATCTATCGGAGATTTGAATATGCAGCTCAATTTCCTCTGGAAGGAATTGACTGAGAGTTACAGTGGCGTTCTGAGTGTGCTCAGGAACGCTTCTTCTATTTTGGAGGCATCTAACGCCGTACTGTTCAATTTTGAGCGACCTGCCAATCAGGACGAGAGCGTCCAGAGAAAGCGTGCCAGCTTTGGACAGGTCTATTACGACAAGTATGTTTCCACACCTCAAACGGAAGGAGTGGTTAATTTGACTGCTGTTGAAAGAGTTATCGCCACGGCTAAGAGCCAGGTCGGTTATCTCGAAAAAGCAAGCAATAGCCAACTCGACAGTAATACTGCAAACGCAGGCAGAAACAACTGGACGAAATATGCCAGAGACCTGGATCAGCTCGGCGTGTACAACTTCCCAAAGAATGGTTATGCCTGGTGCGATATGTTCGTGGACTGGTGCTTCGTGACTACCTTCGGTGTTGAACTGGCATGGAAGATGACCAATCAGCCTATGAAGGGTTGCGGCGCAGGCTGCACATATTCTGCCCAGTATTACAGAAACATGGGGCGCTTCCATAAAACCAACCCCCAGCCCGGAGATCAGATTTTCTTCTCTGAGGATGGCGGTGCAACCTCTTACCATACCGGCCTGGTTGTTGCTGTGGACAGCAAGCGGGTCTACACAATCGAGGGTAATACATCAAGCGACCCCGGTGTTGTTGAGAACGGCGGATCAGTAAATGAGAAGAGCTATTCTCTCTCATACGCAAAAATCGGCGGCTACGGCACGCCCGATTATTCTCTTGTGGAGGAGGAAGATGACATGGATGTGAAGCGGTTTGAGGAACTGTGGCTGGAGTACAGAAAGAGTCTGCAGGACAACGACGCAAGTCAGTACAGCGAGCAGGCTCGGCAGTGGGCTGTGGACAACGGTCTGATTGCTGGTAACAACGCCACAGAGTTTAACGGGATGTGGCAGGATATGCTGACCCGTGAGCAGTTCGTGACTGTTCTGTTCCGCTTTGCTCAGTTGATGGGCAAGGCATAAGAAGACATTGAAAATATGTCAGTTATAAAGGAGGGAGGTTGGATTGAGCATCGTGTCCGCAAAAGGTAAACGAGTAGCGCCGAAACAAAAATCTGGCCTATTTAGACATCTTGGGAAGCTGGGCTTCTCCAATCGTCTGGCTCTGTACATCATCCTCTTTTTGGCTGTCGGTCTGGCGGGTGGCTTTGTTCTCGCATGGAGAAGTATCACCTATGGCTATACTGGCGCCTTGGCGTGCTGGTCGGTGTGTTTCACACCGATTGGTACGGCAGCGAGTGTGGTGCTGAGCAAGATCGTACATAAGAGCGAAGCGGAAAATACTGGCGCTGACGGCGAAGGTATCAAGTATGCCGCTGCAAAAGCGAGCGGGTTCGCTCCGGGCGACGATAACATCGAAAGCCCATCAATATAAACATAGGAGGTACGCAGTATGGAATGGGTAGAGTTAGCTTTATCTGTTGTGGCTGGCTTAGCCGCTACGATCCCCCTGGTCATCAAACTGATTGAGTATGTCCAGAAAGCCATCAAAGAAAAGAACTGGCCTGGTATGCTTGAGATGGTCATGGGTTACATGGAGGTTGCCGAAGGCAAGTTCAAGACTGGCGCAGAGAAGAAAGAGTGGGTTCTTGCCATGGTTAAGGCTTCCGCCGATACTATCAACTATGATATTGACCTGAATGTTGTTAGCAATATGATCGACGATCTCTGCGACATGAGCAATATCATCAACCCGCCTGCAGAAAAGGCGGGTGAATAAGGCACATGATTAGCTTTATTGAATATCTGAGTGTGCCTGAGAAAGTCGGTCTGGCTATTGTCGCCTGCCTTCTGGTGATGAACCTGGTTGGCGAGTTCCTTGAGTTCAAAGGAAAGGTTGTCCCTGAATGGGTGAAGCTCCGCAAGTTCTTTTCCCGGAGAAAGGCTGAAAAGGAAGATGCGACCAAAACCTTAAAAGAGGTCAAGCAGCTTCTGAGCGATGTGAATGCACATTATTCAGAGGACAATATTACTAAGCGCAATAGCTGGATGCAGTGGGTCAATGACCGGGCTGAAGTGTATGACGATTCTATTGTCGGCATCACCAAAAGCCTTGGCGATGTGACTACGGCCTTGAACGCCAACACGAAACTCACCGAAGAGATGTTCGTTCAGAGCAGCCGTGACCGCATCATCGACTTTTCTCATAGAGCCGCAGACCACAGTATTCCTGTCTCAAGAGAGGAGTTCAACAGAATCTTCAAGGTGTACGACAAGTACGAGAAGTTCCTGGGAGACCACGATATGACCAATGGTGAAATCGATATTGTCTACGGCATCATCAAGAAGTCCTACGAGCATCGTATGGAGAACCATACATTTATCGAGGACAACCATGGCCTGTAACAGGCCGCAAAAATCTAAACTATTCTGATATTTTGTGGGTGTAAAATATCAAATGGATATGAACATTTTTAGGAGAGTTCTCCCTGTAATTTGCAGGGCGGGCTCTCCTTTTTTTTGCGTCCGCTCTGTCACAAAAATTGTATAGTTTTCATGACAAATATCATTTCGGCAGCGGGAGTAGTTTATTGCCGAAATGGTACTGGAAATTTGGGGCGAAAAAATAAAGGGCAGGAATGGAAATGTATCCACACCCGCCCTTGTTCTTTTATTCATTTAAGATGTTCGCTTATAACATCATTGTACTTTTACAGTGCTCTTATAAATTAACATCTTGATATATGTATTTCGTCCCAAATGATTAGTTTGAGACGAATGAAAAAATCGTTGTACTCTGATGGAATCGCTAAGGCTAATCAATCAGCATACCATGATTAAATCTTCCATTTAATTTGCACATTCCCATGCCCGACATGAATAGTTTCAATGAGAGCGTCCACGACGGTAATCTTATCTTGGATATCAATGTCGGCCCATTTGTCCATATAGTTCTTGATAACATCAATGTCCTGCTTTCCGTAAAGTTCTGCGGAGAGCTGGGCAATTTTTTCTTTTAGATCACGCTTTTCGGCGTCCAGAGCTTCAATGCGCTCATTGACATATTCGGCGGTTGTGCTGCTTGATGCGATCAGTTTGTCGATTAGGATATTGATTTCCTTTTCAATCTGATCCATGCGCACTTTATATTTGGCGATTTGCAAACTGTCGCCTTTCTTTTCCTTGTGAGCAAGCTGGTCAAATTCAGCGAGCTTACGAGTCATTTCATCGAAAACGATATCTTCAATTTCAATGGCGGGAATTGAACCAACGCCATCACAGGAGGCTGATACATATTTGCTATTGCACATATAATATCTGGCCGCTTCTTTTCTTTTGCGAGGATAACTTTTGAGTGCGAGTGCATATCCGCAATCGATACATTTGATTTTGCCTGCAAGCCATGTGTTCTTTGCCTTGACAGGTTTTGCAATTTGGCGCACATTGAGGCATTTACGGCGGCAGAGCAACCATTGTTCAGATTCGATGAAGCCCTCATGTGGCGCAAGAACCAGAACATGACCGTTGATGGAAATCGCCTTTCTCTTTTCAGCGTTGTCGCCAGTATATAAGTAGGCACCGTTCGTACCAATGAACTGGGAAATGTCATTGACGATTTCTGCTCCCTGTGACTGGAAGAACTCGAAGATTGCACTGTCTGCTTTGACATAGATGGGGTTGATGATAAGGTCACGAAGACGCATTCGGCTGAAGTTCTTGCCGTCGGGTGTCTTGATGCCTTGCTCTTTGAGATACTTGATAACATCCATAAAGGATACCTGTGGGTCTGAATACATCTCGTAGATCAGCTTGACCACTTTAATTTCCTCTGGCTTTGCCACATACATACTGGTTTTGATTCCCTCGATGATGGTGTCTTTCAGAGAGAAACCGTAAGGAATTCTGCCACCCATATAGAAACCTTTTCTGCTTCTGGAACGGTATGCGTCCATGACACGCTGTTGGATGGTCTCACGCTCAAGCTGGGCGAAAATCATGACGATCATCAGCATGGCCTTGCCGATGGGGGTTGAGGTGTCGAAGCGCTCCGTGACGGAGACGAACTCAACACCGTACTTTTGGAACTCGTTGATTAGGCTGGCGAAGTCCAGAACGGAACGGCTGATTCTGTCCAGACGATAAACGATAACACGGCGCACACCGCCTTCTCGTATCTGTGCCATCATCTCTTGGAAATCCGGTCGGTCTGTGTTCTTGCCGCTGTAGCCCTTGTCTCTGAATACTTTGTGTTCGCTCGATGTGACCTCTCTCATGCAGAGCTCAATTTGACTTTCGATGGAGATACTATCTTCACGATCCACAGATTGTCTTGTGTAAATAAAATCCATGTTTTACTCCCTTCGATGTGCAGGACTGCCCTGCATGAGGCGGCCTGCAGAATTAGTTATCGCTTGTTCTTGGGGTTGAAGTATTTGCTAAAGACGGCATATAAGGATTTCTCAATCTGTCGTTTCTTTTCCGGTCTGTCGTCTTTATGTATGGGAGTAAGATTTGTGATGGTGAATACATCGCCGTCATATACGGCGTTGACTTTTTCGGTCGTGTATTTCTCAGCTATAGGAATCACCTCCGCATATGATTGAGTGCAAGAAAGAGGACGGGAGTGACCCCGTCCCCACACTTGCAGATTATTTAATTATGATGACACGGCAGAATTGGCATCTGTGGAGCCCATACCGCCGTTCCTGACGCCGTTTGCGTCGTCGGAGTATGTAATCCCATACGGGATGAAGATGGCCTGTACGAAGCCGCTACCGGCCTCTACGGCGACCGTTTTTCCCTCGTTGCTGTCGTTGGTCACCTTCGCAAAAATGTGACCCTCATTGTCAGAACCGTAGTAATCGCTGTCAATCACGCCCATCGTATTGTTGAGCTGGAGGCGATACTTGAAGCCCAGACCGCTACGAGGCAGACAACCAAGCCACCAACCCTCGTCGATTTTGACACGAATGCCGGTGGGGATTTTGATGGTCTGGCCGGGATGCAGTTCAAAGCTAAAAGGCGCCTTGAAGTCATAACCCGCAGAACCACTCGTTGCACGCTTAGGAATTTCCAGAGCGTTGTATGCTAACTGGATGAACTCATCCTTATACTCGGTATCGATAAGCTCACTCATAGCAGCGTAGAACTGCTCGTAGCTTACCTTTTCAAACTCACCAACTTTATTCATTGGCACTCACTCCCTTTAATTCATGTAAGATGTCCTCAACAAGGGTGTCATACCCATCAGTTGAGCCGTTGTAATGCCTACAGGTAACGCCGTGGTCGGCCAGGAACCGGAACATATCACTGGCGAGTTCATCGCTTTCCGTTTCTGTCTGGAACCTGCCGATGGGGTTGTATGGCTTCACACGGTTGATGAACACATTGTAGCTGTTGTATGTATTGAACACCTTGGTCACCAGTGCATCCAATTCCTTTCCGAGAACTTCATCCCGGTTGTAGAAACTGGACAGAAGAATTGGTGAGTCGGTGATAACTACATCGACCTTGTTCTGCAGACGGCTGATGCGGAAATATTGCTTGCCAAAGATGTATGCCTGGTTTTCAAAGACAGCCTGACTACCTTCCCAAACCTTATCCTTGGCAAACTCGGTCACCAACTCGGCATTGATACCAGCCATTTTGAGCTTTGAGAAGATATAGGCTGCTCCAGTTGATTTACCGGCTCCAGGTGCGCCGAACAGATTTACGACAAGCATTGGCATCTCTCCTTACTTTTCTTTAATGTACAAGCCACAGTGGCACATACCACTTTCCATTCCACGGAACTCCTTGCACATACACTTGGTGTCATCGCTTTTGATGAGATTGCAGGGGCAGTAGCCGCCGTTGGCCTTCAGCTTACGCTTGATCTCGTCGGCATACTCCTTATCGGGGTTTACTGTGATTCGCACGATTCTTTCTCCTTTAACAGATTTGGACGGCATATTGATTTTCGGATGCAAGTTCCACACCGAGAATCTCGTCGAAACGATGTTGGCTATTCGGTACGAATCTCCCGAACTTTACGATGATGTTGTTATAGTGCCCAGACAAGACATTAAGTTCAAAGCTGAGCTCTTCTGGGTTGTATCCGGTGTAGATCACCACATCATCGTCACAGCCAAACACACGCCGCAGTGTAAAAATGAACCGCTCAAGTTCTTTGAACTGCTCAAACGGCTCAAGACCACCAAAGACGATTGCCTTGGTGAGCGGATTATTCAGATATCTCTGACAAAGTTCCCTGTTTGAGAGAACGATGGGGGCACCGGAGCGCCACCCATCATTTTGACAAACGGAGAGAGGGATACCAGCTTCGATGCAGCACTTACCGTTACAGGAAATTGTGCCAATGAACATGGACGGTTTCTTGTAATTGGTGAAGTCTTCATCGACGACCGTTTTTACTCTCATTCAGACATCGCCTCCGCATAGGTGTACCACTGGCGGGTAGTGAACTCCTTGAAGCGGTCTTTGGAGTAGGCTCTGGAAGGAACCAGATAGCCAACGATGCGCTGGTATGTATCAAAAACCGGCTCGCCACACACAGGACAATGGTCAGTACCAACGAAACCATGGTGGTTTTTGCACTCATTGATGCGGGTGTTAAAGGCGAAATAGATAACGCCGGACTGAGCGATCTTGTTCAGCATATCCCACGCCATATCGGTATTTGGGAAATTAGACTCCAAGTTGATATGGGCGATACTGCCGCCGGAACACTTCTCGTCCAGAATGGAGCAGAGACGGAGCTTCTCCTGAATCGTGCATTTGGCTGACAGAGGAATCCACTGGTTGGAGTAGATGAACTTGTCGTTCAGGTCATAAATCACATTGTCTTTCTGGCACAGGATAACGGCGGCACGCTCGGCGGGAACGCTTTCAATGTTGAAGGAATATTCTTCGGTGAAGCTGTCCTTGACTTCGTTCAGCACCTCGAAGATTTTGCTTGCGAAAGCAACACCGTCGTCAGTGTAACTGATGTAGCCAAATTCGTCGGTCACAGTGTAGCCAAAGGCTTCAATGACTTCGTACAGGCCGAGGATACCCATGGTGCAATACTGCTTATCCATCTCAACAGCGCCGTCCTGATAGTTGGGCAACAGCCCCTTCTCCACATTACGCTTGATGATGTGGCGGACAGTGTCCAGCGTCTTGCAGCAAAGGGTTGCACGCTTCTTGAGCAGAGCCAGATACTTCTTTTCGTCACACTCGGTTTCCAAGGCAATGCGCATCAGATTGATGGTGTTGACCTTAACGGAGCCGATTGACAGAGCGGTGCCGCCGATAGAGTTGATGAAAGCATTCAGTTTGGAGGTGTCAGACAGCAGACGGCAGCAGTTGGAGAGCGTATTGACATCCCCACTAACGAAGAAGTTGCTGTCATTCCATGTGGTATTGTGGTCGGAGCACCAACGGGCGAAGTTTTCATCCACAAACTTGCCGTCACGATACAGCAGGCTGTAGGTCAGTACAGGGAATGTGAACATATTCTCGCTTCTGATCTGAGAGACAACCTCCATGAACATCTTCTGGTGCTCAATGAGGTTCTCAACCTCGTCAATAACGAATGTTCCATCGGGATACTGAACGCCGCCGAACAGTGCTTCGATGTAATTGCGGTCGAAAATGCTGACATTGACAAAAGCGGTCTGGTCAATGCGCATGAAAGGCTGGTTCAGACGGTAAATGAACTTCTGGAAACACTGGCGGATGTAGTAATCGGGGTCTTTGATGATGTAACCGTTCTCACAATCCTTTTTCCAGAAGTAATATGTCCAGATCAGCACATTGGGGATGCCGACGGCACCGGAACTGCGGTTGGACATATAGCTGATGTACTCAATGACATCATCCATGAAGGTCGTAAGGTGCTTCGGAGCCTGATTGTTGTAGTTTTTGAGGAAAAACAGACCCTCAGTTGCCAGTCTGGTGAGATCGTAGGCATAACAATAGGGCAAATAGGTGGTTGTGGATGCGTCATGCAGGTAAAAACCACCGTTGTACTCGGTTTCCAGCCATTCTTTGGCTGTGCGCAGGTTGTAACGCTTCTTCATCTCGTAAAAAATCTTGTTGAAAGCGAAAAGTTTGTCGTGAGACTTGCCTTTTTCGTTCAAAAGACTGCGAATATCCTTGTTAGAAGCGTTTGCGTTGGCATCAATGGTCACATCGGCCACATTTTTGTCGATGAAACCATCAATGAAGTCGGAGAAGTTGAGCTGTGTCTCGTGAAAACCGTTCAGAAACTCGAAATCTTCTCCGTATTTCTCGTTCAGAACATACATGGCTTTCTCGAAGTCCTTGTTCATCTTAAGGGGAATGTTCATTTGGTCACCTCACTGTTGATTGATCCAGTTGTTTGCCTCAGAAAACTCAAGGAGTTTATCCTCGACCTTCAAAATGGGCACCTGCGTAATACCAAGGCTCAACATTTCCATTACAGAGTTGTTTTCCTCGTACTTAATGCCTTTGGCATCCAACTTTTTCTTGAGAACCCCACACTTGGGGCAGCCTGTGGTGTAAAAAACAACCACAACTATCACCTACTTTCACATAGCTAAACTGCAAACTGCTTTGTATGCCTCTTCCCAGGTTTTAACACGCACCATGCTGGATTGGTTTTCGTCAAACCACTGGTTGTGTGAGGCGTCCATCAGAATACTGAAATAACTTCCGCCGACATGGTTGTGAATGCCGTCGTCAATCAACACATCTCCACTAACCATCTGCTTGTTGCTTGTGATAATCACATGATCCCATGTGATGTACGGAAAGTATGTAAACAACACCAATTCCATCTTGGGAACGATGGTTCTGTAATGAGAAGATGTGACGATGAACACGGAATGCCCATCGTCCATAATCTTCTTTACATACTCAACAGCACCGGGCTTCGGCTTGACCATACGCCAGAGTGCTTCATCTTCAAGAACTCCATACAACTCGTTTGCAGGAATGTCGGGGAAGAAATTTTGCATATTCCAATCGTTGATGTCTTCGGGGCGAACTGTCGTCCCGAATTTTTCATTGATATAGCGAACCCATGCAGACACGAGTTCCTCAATGGTGTCGTCCATATCGATCAGAACAATCAATCTCTTCATATGGTCTCCCTTTTAATCCAGTAAGTCTGCCATTGCGGCTGTCTCGCTTCTCTCGGTTTTGAGGAGTTTTACAAATCCAAACCGAGGATGGCCTTTCAATTTATCAACAGCGATCATCAGGCCGTTATTTTCACGGAACACCTCTCCATCAACCTGCTTATAGTCACCGTTGATCCAGAGGGACGAACCCTCGCCAACACGGCCAAGCAGGAGTTGGATATGTTCCTTTGTCATGTTTTCCGCTTCGGAGCACATGATGATCGAGTTCTTGATGTCTCTGCCACGGATAAAACCAAGATGAACGATCTCGATTTTTCCATGACTCATCATGAGTTCAAGGCTGTCAACGCCTCCGAGATGGTCTGCAAGCGGCATAGCGAAAGGCAGGAGTTTGTCTTTATAATCTCCGGGCAGATGCCCGATGGGCTTAGAGTTCTTGACCTCGATGTTGTTGCGCACCCAAACGATATGCTCATACTTGCCACGCTCCAACAAGTCAATGGCGGCAGAGGTCATGAGGTAGTCTTTACCCGTTCCGAACTTTCCTGCAAGAACCTTGACAGTAATGTCGTGGTTGTAGAGCATATCAAGGGCGAGCTGTTGCTGCGGGTTTCTTGGCTTGACCTTTCCAACATACCTACTGTTGATAGTCTTAAAGGGCACACGGGTAAAACCTTTGCCGTCCCACCTGAACTGGTCGACCACTTCGTCGCTCTCATTCTTCGCAAGCAGGTATTCGTTGATGTGCCAATCTTCGTTGGCGATAGTGCTGGTGCCTTCATACATGGTGGCGAGCATATCGTCAGACATGACCATTTCACGAAATCCGAAGTATTCACCCATGGCGGCACCTCAAACGATTTCGTCAATATCGCAGTCTTTGCCGATGATGTAGTCAACAAACCCTTTCTCTTTTGCCTCGTCGCTGAACATATACCACTCCACACGGAGCTTGCTGTCGTACTCCTCAGAAGTCAGCTTGCTTCTGGAGAGGATATACTGTTTCACACGCTCCTCGACCTTTCGATTAAACTCCATCTGGTCTTGTGCTTTAGCGCCAGAATTGTAGATGAAGTTTGAGCCGTCATGCAGCAGGAACTTGGAGTGGTTCATGGCATATCTGCAATGACCGGCAAGGCCGATCAGAAATCCCATGGAATACTGGTAGCCCAGATTGATGGTGTAGACCGGCGTCTTGCTGTTCATGATGACATCGATCAGTTCAAAACCGGCGTCAACTTCACCGCCATTGGAAGCGATGTACAGCAGGATGGGCTTTCTGTCTTCCGGTGCGAGAGCATAATCCTCACGGTTGTACTGGAGAATATTCTTGACAATATCTCCGACGCTGTACTGGGAGACATCCTCGCTCAGAAACAGCTTGCGCTGCTTGAGGTCTTTGAGGTAAAACGCCTCACTTACAAGGCCGCCCTCAATGAGAGCCTTTTCGATATCGACCTCAATATCGTAGTATCCGCCAACTTTGTTCTTCATGTGCATCCTCCTCGTCTTATTGTTCGTAAATAGAGGTCTGGTGTACTCCGTTTACTTCAAACACCCAATCCTCTAAAGCGTTGCGCAAATCAGACAGAGTGCCATTGTTGGTTATGTAATGATCGGCCTGGACATTATCCAGAGCAGTTTCGGATGGGTGTCGCTGCTGTTCCTCTGTCAGAGGGCTGACGAAGTTTTCTCTGCGAACACGGATGTGGGTAACATCAAAGCCCTTGTCTTTCAGATAATCGACCTCATTGGGAAACCTGCTGTCGGGGATCAAAACATAATCCCATTCTCCGTTGAAGAACATCAGAATATCAGCAATGAAGCTGACCCAGTAGTCAGGGCGCTGATTGCGAATGATGTCTGTGCCTACACGCTGGAGAAGACTTCTGCCGTACTCGTCCTTTTCACCATTCCAGTTAAAGAACGACTTGCAGATATATTTGACAAGGTCGCCGTAATGGGCAATCAGAACAGAATACCCATCTGCTTCAAGGGCTTCTTTCAAAAACCCGGCAGATGTATCCTTGCCGTGCTGAGCCTTACCAGAGATACAGATTACCTTCATACGGCCACCTCCCGACGGGGCATCATGCCACAGGTGTACTTTTCTTTGCAGAAGCCGTACAGCTTGCACTTCGGCATGAAATAGTGGTCGACCAGATATGCCCATTCCTCGGAATATTCACGCAGAGCATTGCACACATCGCCAAATGCTTTACGGTACTCGTGGTATGCTCGCTTACACATTCTCTGGTGAGACATATCGATCAGATTGCGGGAATTGTGTTTGCAGACTACCTTGGTTTCCATACCCAAAGGCAGACCCAAGGCAGAGTCTTCACGGGGAATGTTCAGTGCTTCGAGCTTTTGCAGAGAACTGGTAATGTGCTGCATCAGTTCATCGTACACATCTTTTGCTTCCGCATTTTTCTGGATACTGGGGGGCGTGACATACGCGAAGCCCTTCTGGTAATTGATATACCGTGTGCTTGCTTGCAGTCGGGTGGGAGCACCGCCGATGTGGGTGTACCACTCACGCATCACTCGTGCGGAATAGCCGTCCAAAACCATATAAACATCGGGGAACTCAATGGTTCTGCCGTGGTCATTTTCGAGACACTCGATACCACGCTTATAATTCTTTGCCTGGTCGGTGACATCTGCACCCCAGCAATAACCGGCTTCTGCGCCGATCATCGTAATGGGGTGTTTCGTGGTGTATTCTTGGATAATTACTTTGCCCATTCGTAACCTCAACTTTCGTATGGACTTTCGAGACTGTAGTCCCAAATTTGATAATCACCGTCGTATGCGTTTCGGAAGTGGTTGTGTTTACCGTCGCCGCCAAACCAACGGTAATCCGGCGGCAGCACTCTTCCTACTGATGTATCTCCGTTCTGTTCTGCATTCCAACGGGACAACACATCTTCCGCAAGCCAATACAGGTTGTCCCAAACAGGGACAGAACTGCTGTAGGCGAACTGGTTGGGGCTTGTAACCGCTTCTGCAATCGTAATATCGCCATGGTCTACTCGATTAAGGACAGTCCACACAACACAGGCTTGCTCCGTAACGCTGTCCACACCACGGCACTCGTTATACAGCAGCTTTGCAAGCATGACGATGTCGTCTTCGGTGTAGTGCGTTATGTATGTCTCTTCTTCCTTGCTTTCTTCTTCGATGCCATCATAGGCTTCGTCGTTTTCTTCAATCTCCGGCGGATCAGAAACAACAATCGGCTCGGCTTCCAGGGGGGGCGCACTGTAGCACACCAATGTAAGCTGTTCCGTAATAAGTTCCTGCTCGACCTCGTTGTCTGCTTTATATTCGGCATCATTTGCATTAGATGGGGTGACAAATGAGGAAAGCAGTAAAATCACAACAAGGGCGACGCCTAAAATTAAAGAGCGTTTCATTTGAGTACCTCCTACTTTTGGCGATAAAAAAGCACGGTACTGCCGTACCGCCTTTTGAACCACCTACTCGGAAACACCGTAGCGTATTTCCGGCGATAAATTGTTTAGCTGCTTCTTCGGAACTGTTCGATGAACTCGTCAAGTTCCGGCGTGGGTTGAAGCTCAGGCTCAGGTTTTTGAACCTTTGCTTTCGGCTTCTTAAATGAGGGTCGTGCAAACCCAAGGTCATTTAACCATGAGTTCATGTAGGTGGGTTCCCATCCGGCAGAACGAGCCCACCAAGTATCTGTTGTCGATGTAGCTGCACTGTACGCAGCATTTGTTGCTGTCTCAGCGGTGCTATACAGCGGAGCTTCTCTGATTGCCCTAAGCACTTCCTCCGACAATCTCGCATCAATTTGAGCCGCAAGCGCATCTCTTGCTGCAGTTGCGGTAGTTGCTGCGTCTACTGTATGGCGCGAAATCTCTCTTGCAACTCTCATGCCACTATCACGAATCGTCACTCCGTCTTCTGTGCGATAGAGCTCTTCGCTGTTACCAAAGATCAGATACTCTCCGGGATGAATAGGGATGAGTGTGTCGTTGGTCTCGTAATGGAATGCAGGGAAACACATATTTGCTTCTGGGGCATTCTCAACGATGTAAATGTCAAACCCATGATATCTGCCATAATATCCATTACCGTCAATTCTGACATTCTCACACCATTGGTAGTCTGTTCTCCGGGCGATCTGGTAATAAATTGATGGTGTTACTACAATAGCGACATTATCGTAGTGAGCTCCACGAGCAAGAAATGCGTCCACCTTGGTCATTGCATCTGCAATGAGAAAATCAAGTTCATGGTCATTCATAACATTCACCTGCCAATCTTACCTCGCCGACAACAGGAGAGATTTTACAGTTGTCTGCGAGTTTGTCGAAACAGTCACAGCAAAGCTGCAGATGTACTTCGCTGAGATCATACTTGCTTCCGTACCCAACGGATTTATGTATGGTAAAGTCTTCCTGCAAATCCCACTCATCGAGTGGTTTACCGCAGAGGTTACAGCATTTTGCTTCTGGCAAGTCAAAGCCCCCCTTTATTTCAATATGAAAGCGTAGTTTTATACACAAGCACCATGGCCTGGTTATGGGACTTGTTAAAAAACTCTTTGGTAGTCGGTCATCTTAAAGTAGCTGCCGTCACGCTCAAATCCCTTACAGAAAATGATATCGCCATCTTTGATAGGCTCTCTGTTGTAGACACTGTTGAACACCGTAAAGCGGCTTTCAACTCCACTGCCGATGGACTTTGTGAATACACTGTAGCCGAACTGCTTACCATCACTTTTTCGGTGGAGCGGGATCAGCTTTGTGACATACAACTTTCTGCGGTCTGTTTCCTTTCCAGAGACATAACCGATGTAACCCATGACATCGTAGAAGTTCTTCACCTTAATAAGGTCGCTGAGGTCTTCCATGTTCATGCTTTTCACATAGGTTTCTGCGTCTCTCAGAATGGACATGACATCCAGCAGTGTGTAGCTTTTAGCTTCGCCGCCTGACTTGGTCACGCCGACTGCATACTTCTGAACGATGGGTTCCAACGGAGTTCCATCTACGACCGATTTCTTGATCTGCTTGGCGTCTCCCTTTTTGAAAGTGGAAAACAGGTCGACTAACCGCAGTAACTCTCGCTGGTTGCCAAAGTCGGAGAAGAAATCAAGCTGGATCAGAATCTCAAGCTGTCTTGAGTTGATAGATGTCTTCTTGTCGAGGTCATGGAGCAAATCCATGAAGTAGGTGTACTGCCGCTCCTTTGAGAGTTGGTACAATTCATCAGCCAGTGCTGCGCTCATGTACTTCACAGAAGACAAGCCTTTGGCGATGATGTTCCGCTCACGGTCGAAGAAGTAAACACCCCTTGATAGCCCCCACTTTGGCATGGTCACCTTGATACCGACTTTTGTGGCGTACTTGGTGATAGCCGCTGTCTTCTCCTGGTTGTCACCAAAGATGTTCAGCGCCGAAGTCAAAAACTCCAGAGGATGGTAGTATCGCAGATAACCGCAGATATAACCGATGGAAGAATAAGCGTCTGAGTGGTTCCATGAAAAACCGTAGGCAGATGCGTCCAGAATGATTTGCAGGAACGGCTTGATAACCTCTTCGCACCGTTCTCGTGTGATGTCGTAGTGCTGAGAGGAGTAGTCAATGAACCGCTGCTCAATTTCCGGCAGAAGCGTTTCGGTTCCTTTCTTCTTGGCGATTGCACGGCGGACATTGTCCGACTCTGCATTGGAATAGCCACAGAATGTAACGAGGAACCGCATGATGGTTTCTTGCATGGCAATTCGACCTGCTTCCATAGCGAGCATATCGTTTAATTCCTTGAAACCATTGTCGTAAAACTCACCATTTGCGACGCTGTTTCGGAAGCTGGCACACGCCGGACGAATCAAACCATTGCCAAAGGACAGCCACTTAATCATGGAGAAGTTCGGAACAAGTTCCTTTGCAATCTGGATTGTCTGGTCAGACATGAACTTTTTCAGATAGGCTTGTGCCGAGTCACTTTCCCATTGGAAGATCAGTGTGGTGTCGTCTCGGATACTTTTCCAAACTGCCTCGTCTTCCATATCCGTATTATCCGGTGTAAGGCGTTCAATGCCGAGTTTCTTACAGGTATCGTTGATAACGCCGATGTTGTCCAGACCGAGGATGTCCAACTTGACATACATCAAGTCATCCAGTTCCTTCATGTTAATCATGGACACCGGATAATCAGAGGTTGAAATACTGCACAGACCGACGGTCTGGCTGATGGGCAGGTCGCTGATAAGGACGCCACTTGGATGGGTGCCGATAGACACGATGGTGCCACGAACAATATCTACATAACTGAAAAGCTCTTTGTATTTTGCACGAATGGCAGCCTTTTCGCTTTCGTTCTTGCTGTCTGCCGCTTTGGTGATGCTGGGAACCTCTGAAAGAGGAATGCCCAGTGCTCTGGCAACATCTCGAATGGCGCCCTTTTCTTCAATCGTATTGAATGTGATGATCTCTGCCGACTGAATGTTGGGAAGCCCCATCTTTTCTTTTAAGAGGAACTCCTTGACGCGATCTCTGTCTTTGCCGCTGTAGTCTGTATCAATATCTGCGTTGGTAACACGGGACGGGTTCATGAAACGGAAGAAGTTCAAATCGAACTGGAGACTGTCCATTTCCGTAATGCCAAGCAGATAAGCGACCATGCTGCCGGACACAGAACCACGACCATATCCGCACTGGATGCCATTGGCTCGTTCCCATTCACGCAGATACCGTTGCAGAAGCATGAAGTCGATGGACTTTGTCGCCTTGTAAACTTCAATCTCCTCAGCAACCACTTTACCTAACCGCTCGCCACCGTGACGCTTGACTGCATACGGGTGAGTTTTGATTGCATCGCTGATTTTCTCAACGAATGTCCGCTCCGGGTCTTCGTAGATGTGTGGGTATTTGGTTCCTCTATCGAGCTCAAACTCTTCTACCATATCCGCCATAATGTTTGTCATTTCGATGGCCTGCATATAGACTTCATGCGGCAAGGAGTTTTGTTGTCTATAGGAACTGACGAGCTCGTCGTAGGTTTTGAATTTCAAATCCCACTTATCTTCCTCGTCAAATCGAATGTTTTTTGACCGCTGCAAGATTGCACGACCTCGTTCGTGCTCAGCGTTCAACACATGGGTATCAGTTCCTGCGATCAACGGAATACCCGTTTCCTGGCTCAACTGATAGAGACGCTGGTTGTAAACAAGCTGTTTGTCATCCAGATGATGGCCAACTTCAAGGAAACAGCGGTGCTTGTTCTTCTTCATAAACGATAAGAACCGCTCCTGAATGAAGCCGTCTCCTTTTGCAAGAACACCGCCGATACAAGCTGTGGTAACGAGGATGTTGTCCGATGTTTGGAACAACTCGTCAAAGGAAATTCGGGGGACATAGTAGAAATGGTTGTCCTTTCTGTTGAAACTGCCGGTAACCAACTGGTTCAACTCAAGGAAACCATCATAGTTCTTTGCGATCAGTACACAGTGGTAATTGTCTCTGATCTTTTCAGTCAGATCGGAGGTGAGATACGCTTCAACGGCATGGATGTATTTCATGCCAGCCGCTTCAATAGCGGTCTTCTTATGCCACCACTCAAAAACGGAGCCATGCTCCGAAAAAGCCATTGCTTTCATACCGCACTCTTTAGCACGGGTTATGTATTCACCGAACTTGGTGACGGAGTCAATGTTGGTAACACCGTTACTCAAGTCTGAGTGAAGGTGATATACAACATAATTGTCGCTACCGATAGTAAAGCCTCCTCTCGTACAGTTTTTCCCACACTTCTTGCCCAGCATCGACCGGACTCATCTTGTCTTCCAGCAGATCATCCTTATCCCAGATGTACTCAACTCGGACATAGCGTTTCAAACGCTTGATGTTTTCGTCCTCTCGGATATTCACGCCTTTGTCGAGGGCAAAAACTACTCGACAGCCGAGTTTGGCAAGTATCTTTAACTGGTAAGGGTTCACATGAGAGGTAAGCAGAGCCGCTGTGTTGCGTATCCCCCAGGAGTCGGCAAGCATAACTGACTTTGCGCCCTCAAACAGGATGATTTCGTTCTTGAGCAGGATGAAATCTCTGTTCTCGGCCAGCCCGTAGAGCGTGTCCAGGATGCCAAGTGGCTTGAAGTATGTGTATTTCCGCAACTTTTTCTCTTTCCATTGCTCGTCCACCGTTCTGCCGGACACATTGATGATCTGCCCGTCCACGCTTCGTATCGGATACACGATGCGGTCTGAAAAATCATCGTATGAGACCTGGAAACGCCGCAAAGACAGGTCTGAGATGCCTTCGTTTCGCCAAATCTCCAGCTTATCGTCTCTCGGAGTGTATCTGGACATATAGTCATCAGGTAAAACCACTGATTTTGAGATTTTGACCTGCTTTTTCTTCGGCGCAAACTTCTTGGCGACCTTTGACGCCTCCATTTTTTGCCTTGGTGACGAGCAACCTTTTTCACCAGCATATTTTCGGAGAATATCTGCCGCTTTTGAGTCACCACACTGGTAGTAGCTCTTGATGAACGACAGAACATTGCCACCTTTGCCGGAAGAGAAGTCGTAAAACCGATTCATTTCGGTATTAACGGAGAATGATGGCGTCTCTTCCTCTTTAAGTGGAGACAATGCCCAATATTCACCGTTTTTTTCTTCAAACTCTGTGAACTGCGAGATATATTCGAGAATATCCACTGAATCAATAAGCTCCGAGAGCGTCACACCATCACCTCCGTCGAGTTATTTTATTATGTTGGCAGATTAAAAGGGTGTCTGCGGAATGTGCTGTCTGGCCTGTTCATACAGGATAATATTTCCGTTGAACTGCAAGTCGATGTATTCTCCTTGTGCCATCTGCATACCGTTTCGGTTCAAAATAACAGACAACTTTTTGTTGCCGCACTCAACACCGTCTGCCTCGATCTCATCAGGTGTCTTATCCCGGATGACTGCAATCGTTGATGCGTTTCTGCCGATTTTGGCACTGTCTGCGACCTTGCCGGTCGCTGTAGCCTGTGCAGCACCAAGACCTGCAATGTTCATCTCACCGCAAATCTGGTTCTTGACCATGTCAACAAACCTGCCGAGTTCCTGATAACTGTCAAACGCATCACCCTCGCCTTTACCCTTAAAGTAATCAACGATCAAGACATCCAACCCCTGCGTATGCTTGACTTTTTTGACCGCAGTATAGATACTTTGCTGGTCAAACATAGGGATATAGATGTGGGTGAACTTTCTGGTCTTCAACCACTCTTTGGCGTTCATGATTCGACGCTCTTCCTCGTCTGTGTAGTTACCTGCGGTCAGTCGCTTAAACTCAATGCCCGTCAGGTGAGACAGAATTCTCGCTGTGAACAGTCTTGAGTTCAACTCACTATCCAGATAGAGAATGGCAAGGTCTTGCTTTAACATATCCACAGCACAATTCAGAAGCATCATACTTTTGCCTTGCTTGGCTTCGGCTGCAAAGATGAAAAGCTCACCACGCTCAAGGGTGGCATATTCGTTCAGAGCTGGGAACTTGAACGGAATGCCTGCATAACCGTTGCCTTGGCGTTCTTTGATTTTTGCCCAGCAATCATCTACGATTTCTGCATATGGCGGTACATCATTCGTTGTGGAATACTCCATCATGATGTCGTCAAGGGATGCGTAGATTTTCTGCTCCAGGTCTTTCTCAGTATCATCGAGACAAAGAGCTTCGCACTCTCGCAGCTTCTTAAAGGTATCTCTTCGCAAAGCCGCATTGAGAACATTGCTGACCAGCATCTTATATTCCTCGACAGAGCGTCTTGCCAGAGTGTCACTCATGTCGATGAAATCTTGCAGTTCATCGATTTGCAATTCCGCAGCATAGCGTCTTGTGTTTTCGTTGGACTCCAGAGCGTTGATGATGTTGTATGCGTCAACCGTCCCGATGTTTTGCTGGGTCAGAATGGTGATTGCCAGGTACATATAGGCGTTTTGCCTGTCACAGAAGTGATTCGGCAAGAGATTCTCTGAATAGAAAATCAACTCCGGGTTATGTATCAAAGAAGCAATTATGCCAGACTCGCTTGTGATGTTATTGATGTCTTCGATTTTGATATTTCTCACCTCTTTGTCAACTCGAAGTAGTCGCAATAGTCCTGCATTTCACACAGGTATCGGCACTTGAAATACTCAATATTTGGGCGGAACTCTGTTTCAGTTGCGATCTCGTCAACCTTATCTTTAACCCACAGCTTTGCGTTATCACAGGCATCTTCAAGAAACGGTTCTTCGATACGCAGTTGACTACGGAAGCAATTAAAGCAAAGTGTACTCGGCGGCTTACCGTAATGGTCATTGACGAAAATTGAGTACAGATACAACTGTTTCAGATATTGGTCAAGCTCCAGATCGGACTTTGTTGGTTTGCTTCGATGGCTCCGAGGTTTCAATGTTCTCGACTTGTTGTCTACAACAATGATCTCGCCATTCTTATCTTCTTCCAACAAATCGATATAGCCAATGAATGGTATATCTCCGATTTGGAACTCTACTTTATTCTCAACGGAAAGAATCTTGTTTGGAGGAGTAGTCAGCCCTCTCAAATAATTCAGACCGTCAAGGAAGTAGTTTTTGAATATGGTCTTATTGGGTGCATAAGCATTGACCTGTTCACGAAAGTTCTGCAGATATTCTGCTTCAACTTGCGCCGCAGTTTTCTCACCAGAATAGAAGCTGGCAAGCAACTCATGAACGAACTTGCCGTAGTTTGCAAAGAACATATCCTTACCCTTGACCCTTGGGTAACGAATGTATTTCAAGTACCAGCGGTATGGGCAGTCATCAAAGGCTTTGATCCTGGAATAACTCCAGGTCATGTCCCGAATCAATGGTTCGTAGCTGATTTCTCCCATAGGCCGCCCGCCTTAATCAGAACGGCAGACGGCTGTCGTCGACTTCTCCGTCGTCAACAGAGTGCTCAGGTTCAGTGCTGTTTGCGCCATCACCATCGGCATCCTCGAAAGAGAAAATCTTGTAGTTGGTGTATGTAGTTTTCTTGGCGGCGTCGTACTTGGTGGTCACATCGCAATCGCCGATCTTGATGCGAGAACCCTCGTGCAGCAGCGTTGCTTTCTTGGCGGCTGCTGTGCCGATACACAGAACGAAACCGGAGAAGTCCTGCTCGTACTCGCCAGTCTGTTTGTTCTTACGGCTGACCGAGATACGAATCTTGGTATTCGTGTCACTCATGGGGGACACTTCCCAAACCTTTGCATAGGCGCCTGTACGGAAACCCATTTTGAATTCCTCCTTTGTATGTTACGCACCGACGGCGGTCTGCAGCTCCTGCAGCAGCTTACCAGCCAGCGTGGATTCCTTGATTGCGAAGTAGTCGCCGTTCTTCACATACTTGGTGACCAGCTTCTTCACATCGTCTTTCTTGTCGGGGTGTGCAGCCAGGTAGTCCTTGATCGTCTTGTCGATGCTTTCGATGATCTGATTGGTGATGACCCGGTCTTCCTCTGCCTCAGCTTCTTTCTGCTTGCTACGGAACTTATCGGGGTCATCGTTGGAGGTGGAAATGTTGAAGAACTTCAACAGGAAATAACGGGAAGAGTAGGTAAGGCCGGAGCCAAAACTCTGAGATGCGTCGCTCTGCTGGCCAACCATAGACCAGGTCTTTACGATTCGCTCCTCGGGATTGCTATTGTTTACCCATGTCCAGGTCATATCGGCGCTAACAAGCACCTCGTTGACATTCTCCTCGTAGATTTCGCCCTTTGGCGTAGTCTTGGTCTTCTTATAAGGATAGGGGATGACCTTGGTAGTTCCGGGGACGATGTCAGGGAATAGAGAGAGATCGTACTTCTCCATGAAGACTGTGATCTTGGCCAGGATGCTCTCTTCTTTGGTGTAGTTGTATCCATAAGCCTTGGTATCTTTCTTCATGATCTCAACCTGCTTACGGATTTTGGCGAGCTTCTGGTAGATGTTCATCTGTTCAGCCATGAATACCTCCCATTATTCGTCGCCCAGAAGAGCACGGAAGTTGGCAATGACTTTGTCGTTCTTTGCCTTTGCTTCAGTCAGACCGGCTCTTGTAGCATCAAGTCCCTTCTGGTAATCATCGATCTCGCGGATGGTATCCTCGATGCCACGGCTGATCTCTCCAAGGTTGTCGATGGTGTTCGTGACCAGAGAAACTGCGCTGTCGTACTGAGCCATATACTGGCTCAACTGTGCCTGCTTCTTCAGCATGATGTCGGGGTTTTTGTTTTTTCTGAACGCCATTATGTATTCTCCTTTTCTTCGATTAAATATGTGGCTTCCATATCTGCCAGATGTGTGAGCAGTGCAAGTTTGCTTCGCTCAAAGATTTTGCCAATGAAATACTCACCGCCTTTGACCGAAGTATCAAAACCACCCATATGGGCACGGATGGCGCAGATTTCTTCCGGTGTCAAACGGATAAAGTTCTGGAGGATAATCACAGATTTTTCGCCGTGACCACATGGGAATTTCTCGTCAACCTCATATACTTCCTTTTGAACCCATACGCCATTTTCCTTGACATTACGGGTTCCTTTTTTGTAGTAGTTGACTTTGCAGGCATCGTGCAGCAGCGAAATAATAGCAATCGTTTCATCGCTGTACTGTTCTTTCAGACCGGCGTGTTCAAGCAGCCCAACAAGGCAGTGGTAAACATTGAGTGAATGTTCAAGCAAACCACCTTCATGATTTCCATGGAATCGTGTTGATGCGGGTGCGGTGAAAAAGTCTGACTGCGTCAGCCAGTCGAGCAGGTCTTCCTTGCCGTCTCTTGTGATAAGTGTGTGATACAACTCCAAAAACTCAGCTTTCTTTTCTTCCATAGTCTCACCTCCGATCTGAAATAGATTGATATATATCAACCACGATTGTGGATTGCTTGCGATTTATTTTATTATGTTGATGGCGTATGTAAAAGCACCCGCCGGAACGGGTGCTTGAACTCAAATCGAAAAAGCCAGCTTCCATCTCTGGTAATCGTCCATGTAGTCCTTGGCCTTTCTATTTTGTTTTTGCCGGAGCGTCGCTCTACCCTCTAAGGAATAAGTCTTACCAGACATTTCCTGGATAGCTGCTTCTGAGAAGTCGGCGGGGATACCGGCTCGCTCCATCTCATACATCCGATAGAACAGACCAGATAACCAAATGCGATAGAAACTAAGTTGCTGTTGGGTCTTGCCGTTCTTAAACGCCTCCGTCAGTCTTTTGGAGAGAGTAGAGCGTAAGGTAAGCAACTGCGTATTAGCCTTTATCCCACGCATCAAAGTTGTTCCTGCGATTCTGTCCCGAATTACGAGCTTTGAGTAGTTCGGATGCTTATAGGAGAATTGCGTGAGTTGGATTGCATTACGAAAAGCCGGAAGAGCCTCTCTGTAAATTGGACGCTCCTGACCATTATGGTCGATGGTCATATTTGCCATGTCAACATCCTTTGTTTCGATCTGCAGGGTATCTTCTTCTGGAATACCGGCATACCCCATCCAGAAAAAGCAGCGGTAGATGTTGTCGATTGTCTCTTCGTCCTCTGTGTCAAAAACCTCGTTCAGGTATTTCTGCAGATGAAGAGGGCTCGAAACCATCTGCGCTCTTACTTTGTCAAGGCCGAGAAGGTCGACATGCATGATGCTGTCACAGGCACCAGGATACTTGTTTGCAATACACCAGCGCACATACTCACGCATGATAATGATGCCCATCCATTTACTTGCGGCTCTCAAACCCAAAACATTATTGATTGCAGGCTGCAGCTCGTCAACGGTAAAGGCACACATATCTTTTTCATAGGTCTCTTCGTATGCCGAAAGCGCTTCAAACATATTGCAGGCTACATTCGATGTATGAATACTCTTTGTGTAACCGGCTATGAACTTCCGTTTCTGTTCCTCGTTATACATAATTAAACCTCCTTGAATTATGTAGAGACCTTGTTTGCGTTAAGTTCAACGGCTGCATACCATACACGCAGTAAAGACTCTATATCGAGGAAAGAAATTGCAGAAGTTGCAAGGAGGTTTGCCTCCGTTACACGCTTCATATCCGCATCGGATAGCTTGGTGATAAATCTGCCGATTCGCTCTTTTGACATACGCTCCGGGTTTTCGCACAGAACTACGCTGTCCATACGAAGTCCGGTTTCTTCGGCTCGAAGCAGAACATGAGTGGGCTGACCCATTTTCTTGACAGAGCCGCTGATGGGCAACGCAATGATGTTTGGGCTGTGAGCGTTGCCAACATTATTCTGGAATACAAGCCCCGGTCTTAGTCCGGTCTGTTCACTTCCACACCCATCAAATCGCATCAAGTAAATCTCGCCGATCTGGGGAACTCTACTTACATTCTGCTGACTCAAGCGCATCCTCCTCTCAATATAAATATGTTGATATTGGGAGTATAACACACTTAGTTCAGTATGTCAACATAATTAAATAGAGATTATGATGCAATGAGGGTGTAGGTGGAAACGCCGGAGCGGCTACCGGGGCGACCGCAAACGATCTTGATTAAAACCCCAATCGGTGTGGGTTTTTCGCTGAACTGGACATACTTAACTCTGTCTATACGCATAGAACTCGCACCTCCTGTAAGATAAATAACATTGGGATTCTCGTGAATCAACATATTTGTAAACGATAGTTGCAGTACGCATGGGTCTGCAACATCGAACTCATCCTGGTTCTCCGAGAGAAACGAGATGGTTTTGGGTTTGCATCTTGCAATAAACTCCTGAAATTCCTTGATCTGACTCATCTTCTGTAGCAAACCTCCATTGCTTTACGGGATTTCGTGTGTTATACTACAGGTGCATTGTAGTGGCGAGTATAATGCGCCTGTAATTCTGCGGGCTTATGATGGTATTGTCGCTTTGTGGTGAAGCGTCCTTTCTGGATATCTGGCCAGTACCGTCGATCGCTGAGCAGTCCAAGTGGTGTTGGACTGCTCTTTTTAATTCCTTGACAGAAACCAAAGTTTGTGATAACATAATCACACAAAAGAAAGTTTGTATTCGTATGGTAACACAAACCACGGGCTGTGTCAATAATCAGCTCGCATAGAATTTGGAGGAGACGCCATGGAGTTTGGCAAGCGATTAAAGTCATATCGGCTGAATAAGGGATATACGCAAAAAGAACTCAGCGCTATCATTGGCGTTTCTGAGGTTACGATAGGCAACTGGGAAAGGGAGGTAAAAGCCCCTAACCTTGGTGCGCTCTTTTCGCTTGCATCAGCTTTGCAGGTTTCACTGGATACACTTACCGGGTTTCCAATGCCAGAAACTTCAAAACAGTTTACACTTGAAAATACTGAGCGTTCTTTGATCGAGAGATACCGTGAGCTTGATCGATACGGCAAGCAAGCCGTAGAAACGATTTGTAGTATCGAGTTTTCCAGAGTGTCTGCGAAAACCGACAGGAACCTTGTGTCTGGTAATGTGATTGCATTCCCTTCGCCAAAAGAGCGCGAGCGATACATTCCTGCTTACACAAGTCCATCTGCCGCTGGCTTTGCCGTACCACTGGAAGGCGATGAGTTTGAAATGCTCCTGGCAGACGACTCTGTGCCAGCAGATGCAGATTTTGCAGTTCGTATTCAAGGCGACAGTATGGCTCCATATATCGAAGATGGTTCTATGGTGTTTGTCAACAAGGATGCGGAAATCTCTAACGGAGATGTCGGTATTTTCTGTGTTGATGGCGCCATGTACTGTAAACAGTTCTTCAAAGACAACGAAGGGAATGTGCATCTCTTGTCTGCAAACCCGGACAGGGTCAACGCCAATGTTTACCTGAGTGCAGATTGCGGCTCAGAACTGCGGGCAAGTGGCAAGGTAATCATCGAAAGCATTCCGCTACCGGATTATTTTGACATTTGAAAACGACGGGGTTTAGCACCCCGTCGTTCTTACTTTATCGCATGGATAATACTGATGATTGCAATGATTGTAAGCAGAAACATCAGAAGTCCAGAAAACGAACCGTCAAAATAAGTTCCAACCGCTAACTCTTTCGCCTGCTTGGCACTATCTTTTAGTGTTGGGTTTGGAGACTTAATGACTGCATCTGCCCAAAGAATGTCATTCATTACTTTGGCTAAGTCCCCTCCACTTGGAATATAGATGGTATTAAACGGAGGTGCTTTGCTTTTGGCCTCAATCTCTCGTTGCTCTCTGTCGTAAATGCTTCCCGCTATATACTCGTTGCTTTCGCCGCCTGCTGCAAGATAAGCAGCATACTGCTCGCTTGAAGTAAACCGAAATACTCCGTTTGGAATCACATCACCGATTGTTACTGCAAGATTCAACATCTTTTTGAGACAATCAGTAATATACAACACCGCCTCTTCCTTCGATGGATCAAACTCCATACCCACCATGTAAACAATCGCATCGTGCTGCTCTCCAGATGCCTCTCTGACAAGCTGTGGCAACTTATCAATGTTTTGAACTCTCAAAGAAGCAAAGGTCTCCTTCAAAGACCGTACCTTGGACACAGATTGACTCCACACCGGGTAGATTTCATCATTCGGAAGTGCAGACCAACAAAGATAGAAACTGTTATGCATGGAAACTTCTCCTGCTTGAATGGAACTCAGTTTTCCATGCGTCCGACACAAAAGAGAAACGACCTTACTGCGATTATCAGCAATGATGTTATCCATTTTCATGGTTTTTCTGCCGGTGTTTTCGATAATCAATCGATTGTTACCAACAAAATCCCAGTTACTTCTCCCAACGCATAGGTGCGGATTATCTCGTTTGAAAGTTTCGATTCTTTCCCACACCAATTCATGCTTGGATGGATCGCACACAAGATTCCACATCTCTCGTTCAAACGCATCATCGCAACGGAGCACTCTCGCAATTCCAGAACGAGTGTTATTCAACTGTTTGACATGATTATCTTGGCTGTGTCGACCCATTTCACTAATTAAGCCAATTCCGCCAAATATCATCCAGTCCATAAACGCATCTTCCTTTTATCGTATTGCAGCTTCGATGTTGCTCTTTGCGTCTTCCAGCTTTTCTACCGCATCGTTCAAGTTTTCGACTGCATTTTCCATTGCCTCGAAGCGATCTGTGCCTTGCAGGTTTTCTGGGCAGTTGTCCATTGCATCCTGTTCTTTATCACAGACATTCTCGGTAATAATAATGGCTCTGCTGATTAAACTAAGCGCCTCTCGTAATGACCTTCTCTTGGTTTCATTCACGCTCTCACCCACAAATCCTTTACGCCGAAAGAAAATCTGAGCATACCGGATTTTGTTTTTGAGAAACTTAAGAAGTCCGCAGACTTCACATACTCAAAAAACTTATGAGAACGACCATGTTCAAACAAAACCTCGTCAGTATCAACACAAATCACGCCATGTTTCCCGTTGGGCTCGGCATTGATTTGAATCCCGTCTGCACAGAACTCTTCGTCCAAGATGTCGGCAAGCTCACAGAGAGTCATAAATCTCTTTTGGGCATCGGCATCAACCTTATAGCCAGAGCTTGCCTTCGTGAACTTGTCAAGTATACGCTTTGCTTCGACTTGTGTGTTCGTTGTTGGCATAACATCACTCCAATCACACTTATATTTTACCACAAATCTGCTTTCTTTCAAGTCAGCATTTACAGGGTGCAAACGATCTCCACCTTACCAGTAGCGCCCTGTCCGATAATGCTGAGGATAGAGTTTGCGATCATGCCGACATCGATCTGCCCCTGGAAGGTCAGAGAAAACTGCTTCATGTCCATGCCCTTCATGCTGTTGATGAGCTGAGGCTGTACAGGAACGGTTGCTTCTTTGATGGAGCCAGGAACTTCCTCCACCTTTGCAGACGCCTCGTCAGAGCGCTCGGCAGTCTCGTTTGGAATCTGCGCTTCGCTGAGAAACTCCTGCCATTTTGCCTTCTGATCGGCATTCATACTGTTGCCAACCTTAAAGGTAAGGCCGAGCTGATTGGTTTCGATATGACGGCGTACCGTCAGAGGACGAACACCAAACATCATTGCCAAACTGGTAGCGTTGGCATTGTAGTTCTGAACGAGATGCGTCAGATACTCCTTTTGGATGTTCGTAGGCAGTTCTTTGAACTGCTCCCAGGACTTGGGTTCATTCATTGTATAAGTGTACACTTCTCCACACCTTTCTTCCCACTGCTTCCGTGTCATATAGTCGGTTGACATCGGACACTTCTTGCTTTTGCTTCCACCTTTACGGTACTTTGCCATTCTGGCAAGACGCTTTTTCTGCATCACATCGTAGTCGAAATCGTTCATTCGGAACCCTCCGACAACTTTGCTGAAACCTCGAACTTATCTTCCAGTTCTTTCGGAGAACGAGCCTTCCCGAGCTTCTTAAACTCTCCATTCACAAGTTCATAGAGGAAATAGAAATCCCGGTTATTCTCCTTGCTGGTCATGATAAAGCGCAGGTTCTTTTGGGTATCATAATATCCAACCCAGACCTTTTCTCCTTTTGGATACTTAATCTGTTCCATCTTGCGATACCTCCTGTTGAGAACGAAGTGCTTCAATACAGTTTGCCATGACAGCAGCCGCCTGTGCCACTTCGTCTGCGGTATTGTACTTTGAGAACGAGATACGAACACTGTTTCTCGCTTCTGTAGCGGTTAAACCATGTGCAATCAGGACATGACTTGGTGCCGCTTCGTGTGATCTGCAGGCAGAGCCAGCAGAAATGCAGACGCCAAAAGCGTCCATCATCAGCACAAGCGTTTCGCCAAAAACTCCATCAATGCGCAGGTTCAATACCTTGCCTGGATCGAGATATGTATATCCGTTTGAGCAGATGCCAGCCTCTTTCAAGCTCTGATAGGGCAAATTCTTGGTAAGCTCCATGACAAACATCTGCTTCAAAGTGGATGTGGCAATCGCTGCATCAGACAGCGACTTGGTTGCTGCCACACAGGCAGCGCCAAGGCCAACAATACCGGCTACATTCTCAGTGCCGCCACGGAATCCAAACTCCTGCTCGGCACCGCCGTGAATCAGCGGAGACAAACTCATGTCTCGAATATAGACCGCACCAACCCCTTTTGGGCCGTGAATTTTGTGAGCTGAAATTGTTGCAAAGTCGAGGTTGTTCTTGTCCATGTCAAGCACGAACTGACCTGCAGACTGAACACAGTCTGAGTGAAACAGAATTGCATGGCGCTTGCACACTTCTCCAATTCCTTCGATATCGTTGACTGCTCCGGTCTCGTTGTTTGCCATCATGATGGATACGAGGCCGGTGTCATTTTGAATTGCCGCAGACACTTCATTTGCCGTAATGCGGCCACTGGGGTCGGGCTTCACATAAGTAATATAAAACCCGTCTTTGGTAAGCGATTCCGCAGCCTTAATCATGGAGTCATGCTCGGTTGCGGACAAAACCAGATGTGTTTTCCCGCTTTGCAGGAGCTTGTGGCGAAGACCCTTGACGATCATGTTGTTGCCCTCACTGCCGCCGGAAGTGAACACAATGTGTTCCGGCGTACACCCAAACAGCATAGCGGTCTGTGCTCTTGCTGTTTGAATGGCTTCGGCAGCCTGCCTGCCAAAACTGTAGAGCGTTCCGGCATTACCATATTGCTCCTGTAAGTACGGCATCATTGCGTCCAGAACTTCCGGCGCAATCTTTGTGGTTGCCGCATTGTCCAGATAAATCATTGGAACCACTCCTTGTATTTAGTTTGTTTCTTCGAGTCGCTCAAGGCGGTAGGTCGTGTAGAGAGTTTCGATCTCGACCCAAGACTCGTCCTCTGCTTTGGTGCATTTCAAAACTGCAGAGGTATGAAGACGATGGAAGCTACCGGGATCGTAGGGTGGCTCAAACTTGATCCAACCACGCTGACCGATTTCAAGGCTCATGATGAAGCACTTTCGACCAATCACTTCCTTGTGGATTTCCCGCAGCTCACCATCTTTAGGGGTGACACTTTTGATGATGTAAAATGGCATACAGAAACCCTCCTTACCAGCACTCATAGTCGGTGACATCTTCCTCAACGCCGCACTTAGGACATTTGATTTTGATGGCCGTACCAATGCCGGTTCCTGTCAGCTCATACTGATAACAACCGCCATTCTTACAGGATTGGTAGTGCCGACTGCGGAACTCAGCCATTCGCTCGATTTCCTTTTCGGAACACTGGCAAAGACTCAGTCTTCGATACTCCTCGGCCTGCTTGCGAGCAGCTTGGATTTCATCGTCCTTATTCCAAGTGCGAAGCTGCTCCCGAAAACTGTCTCTGGAATCGCAGACGGACTTATATTCTTTCTTGATGGTCTCAAGGCACTCGTCAAATGCCTTGCTTCCAAGCAGGTTAAAGATACCTGCATCGTTAGTGCTCATTGAAAATCACCTGCTCTCCGTTTTTCAAAATCCAGCAACCCTCACCAGTCAGAGCGCATTCTGCGCAGTTTCCACCGCACTCCACTGCATCATCTCTTGCGGTCGTGGTATTGTCACGATAGCGCACATGAGCTTCGGGTAAAGAAAAAGGGTTGACCATATCCAGGCCAACCCATGCACTGAAAATGATATGTAAGTTCTGAGGCAATTTAATGCCAGCAGAAAGCACATCATTAACCAAGTCGTATTTCTTTGTGAAGCACAGGATTTGGCAGTGCGGTTGTCTTGCTGCAATCAGCAGCATTTGGCCGAAGTAATCTGCGTTGGGAATGTCGCCGGAAACATGAAAGCGGAAGAACCGAGACATCATGATAGATGCCTCGACCTCCCGCCAATAAGTTTCTGGATCAGATTGTAAAACCTCAAGGTTACGCTGGTATGCCTTTGCCACAGAGGGACGCAGACGCTCCAGCTTTCTTGCGTAGCATTTCTTCTGGCAGTCGCAGGATCGGCAGGTCACAACAGAGGGAAGAGAAATGCTTTGAATGCTGCCCATCTTGGAGTTGCCCTTACTGATACTCAGCACACTCATACGCCGCCCATCCTTTCATAAAACTCGACTGTGTTTTCCATCAGCATAGCCACAGTCATTGGCCCGATGCCACCGGGAACAGGGGTGTAGGCATTACAGTATTCGTAAATCAGCGGATCAATATCGCCACAGAGTTTCCCGTTCTCGTCACGATTCATACCCACATCCACAAAAACTTGTCTACCCAAATGAGCAAACTCACCGTAGTGTTCCATGGCATTAAAGGTCAATGTGTCTCTGCAACCAGTTGCAGAAACGATAATATCGGAGGAGCCGACATATCTGTACAACTCATGCTGAGGAGTTTTGCTGTGGCACAGGGTCACGGTGGCACCAGCCTGTTCCATCATTCTGGCAATCGGTCTGCCTACGATGTTGCTTCTGCCAATGATACAAACAGCCTTACCAAGCAGAGTGACGCCATTTGCTTCGAGCAAGCGGATAATTCCCTTTGGCGTACACGGGTAGTGATACGGCGTTTCGCCGTTAGCCAAAGCAGCAACATTGACCTTGGATGCAAAACCATCCACATCACACATAGGGTCGATGTATCGGGTGAGATCACGCAGTTCTACCTCACCGTTCATCGGCATCTGGAAGATGATTGGTTTGTTTTCTGCGCAATTCTCAGCCACATCCTGGTCTGTGAGTTCATGCAGATGCTTCACGATTGGGCAAATACCAATCTCTTTGCATCGCTTGATTTTGTTTCTCACATAAACCAAACCGGCATCGTTATCGCCGCTCGTGATAATCATTAACTCTGGCTGAACGCCGGACTCCTTGAGCTTATCCACTCGCAGCTTGAGGTTGCTACAAATGCTGTCAGCTAACAGCTTTCCGTTCAGGATTGTCATTGCCTGCACCTCCAATAATCTGATCGAGTGTCCTTGGTGTGTAGTCCATCCAAGGCATCATGGCGCCAACATTGAACATCAGACACTTATGCCCGTACAACTCCTGCATGAGGTACTTGGTATGCTCCATCATGTTGGCTTCAAAAGAATTATGTACATGACCATACAGGTGATACCACCCGTAGAAATGGTTCTTGAAGCAGGGAATTGGATAGTGGCACAGGACAACTTTGCGTCCGTTGTCCTCGACCTCAAGATACTCGGTAACCTTGACAAACTGCTTCGTAAATCTTCCGTCATTGCAGCGGTCGTGGTTTCCTTTAATCAGGAACTTCTGACCATTCAGCTTCTGCAAAATCGGAATTGCAAGATTTGAATTACACCAGAACATATCTCCAAGAACATAGACAATGTCTCCTGGCTCCACGACGCTGTTCCAACGCTTAACAAGCGTCTCATTCATCTGCTCAACAGACCGGAAAGGGCGGTTGTCAAAGGCAATGATGTTGCCATGCCCATAGTGCCAGTCTGAAATATAAAATTTCCTTGACACGAAACCCCCTCCTTATCCGAACAGCAGCGTCTGCAAATCTTTGTAAAACTCTTCATCGCTGACGGGGTCTTGAACCGTATCGAAGTAATCACGGAAGCGACGAGCAATCTCCTCCAGAAGGTCTCTGGTGATCTGCTCTCGCAGTGTGTTGATTTGCAATTCACAGGCGTTCAGGCGGTCTGTAATTGTATCAACATGGCATTGCACATCATCCGTTGACGCAACTCTTCCAACCCTTTCATAGAGGTCATAGACAGAACCTTGCAAGGTATACACATCTGACCGAACACCGGCAATATCTGCAATTACTGCGTCATAGCCCACTTGTCAAACACGCCCTTTCTTTTTCAAATCGCTCCTCTAACTCAAAGATTCCTTGCGGTTTATCTTTGTAGAACCCCTTGAAAGGACGGTTGATTTTCGACTGCAAGTCCTTAAGCCTGTCCCAATATTGCGGTAGATAGAGGTAAATATTTCTGAGCTCCTTTAGGTTTTTGTTTGCACAGCACCAGCAGGAGACACGATCCAGAATGGAATACAGTTCGATTTGGCCAGCCGATGAGTTTTCGTACCAATACCAGCCACGAGAGTGGCAGTATTCAAGGCAATCCACTTCGCTCATACCCCAATCGACCAATGGCAACTGTTTTCCATCCGACTTTTCTTTTTCAAAACGCTTGGGTTCATCGGCGGCAATACCGACATAATCAATCACCGTATCGCCCAAAGACTTCTTGTATTTCTGAATGGCTCTTGTTTTGGATTTTGTCCCCCAACGACAGGGGCCGCCACACCAACCGTAGCCATAATGGAAACCGTCTTTATTGCGGTACTTGATTTCACGCTCAAGCATGGAGTACAGGAATGGCTCTTCTGGATAAAGTACGATAAACTCAATTCCACGAACTTTCAACATTTCCTTAACCCTGTCACGGATAAGGTAGATGGCTGCAAACTCCATTCCCGTATCATAAAAAACAACGGCATCCAGAGGACAACCTTCCTCCAGAAGCCGAAGCAGCATGGCAAGACTATCCTTGCCAAAACTTACACTTGCTATGTATTTCACACCGACCACAGACCAATTCCGGTCTCATGGTCAACGCCTTAATCCTCCCGTGCTACTCACACATCTGTGCTTTCACGCTGTAACAAGAAGTTTTACACCAGACTTATCAATCCTCTGGAAACCCAGTTTACCGGGATTGGTGTTACTCCTTTTCTGTAAGATTAAAAGTTCTTTTGAAGTGCTCCATCATTTCCTCGTCCTCTACATAGAACGGGATGGACACACCGTTTGCCCGGTAAACATTCTCGACCAACTGGCCGAATCGCCAGTCCGGGCACTGGCTTTCCCAGATATCTGCAAGCTGATTGCAGAATTTGCGAATGCGCTTAGGGTCTCTCACGGCTGCCTCCTTAATCCTCAATCACGATTTTCTCAAGCAAAAGCTCAAGAAGCAGTTTGACGAACCGTTTATCTTCGCCCTTATCCATGTGCTCGGAATCGGCATGAAGCATACCGTCCTCGCCGAGATACATAACATACTGACCGAAGCCACAGTTGGGCGCTGACCACTCAATTCCGATTACACCGTTGGGACAATGCTCATGGCGGTTGATCCAGATTTCATCGATTGTAAGATCAGCCGTCAGTTCTTCAAAAGTCTTACGAGCCACAGACATCCTCCTTTGACAAAGCTCTGAACTTGTATTCAGTAATGCCAAACCCTGGGAAATTTTCTTCGGCGTATTCATCCGCCTTTTCCAGCAGTTCGGTTTCGGAGTCTGCACCCAGAATGACTTCGCCCACATTAACTGCAGCTAAGTCCCAGAAACTCACCAGATACTTCATTCCTCAATCACCTCAAACAGTTTGTTGAAAATGCGTTCTGACAGGCGCACCTGAAAACAGCCACGCCGGGTTAAATAACAATAGCCTTGGCATCTGCTCAGCTTCCACTTCTGATTTGGGCGGAAGTTGACCAAGACGCTAAGGCCATCAAAGTCACTGATATATCTTGCAAAATCCGATGTTGGCTTTGCGTATTTCATTTTGTCACCTCCGGTAGGGTGACATACTTCTGACCCCATCTGTCATCGAGCCAGAAAGTCGGGAGTGTTCGTGTTGCCGGATCAAGCTCTGCTTTGGCGAGATCGGTATATTCGCTGCGGCCTGCTTTACTGCCAGGGCGCATGGGAACCCATTGAAACCACTGGTCAATATCACCGATGCCAATTTTTCCGCAGATGGGACAGTAATAACCGAGACCTACATCCGGCTTTGGGATAAAACCTTTTGCACGGTCAAGTTGAACTCCGTTAAACTCAAACACACAAGGCACGAAATTGTGTTTGTGTTTTGCTTTTGGAGCAACCTTGCGCTTGGATTTCTTGCGGTATCGGGTCTGCTCGTCATGCTCAAAATAGGCTCTCATATGCTTACCCCGCTTAACAAAAACTCCACGATATTTTGATCGGTCTCGACGGGCAAGTCGATGCCGCTTTCTTCCGGCACATCTCGCCGCCGTCCACAAAGGTAGTCGACCCACTCTTGGGGTGCCGTGACAATGAGGATACCATCGTCTCCCCAGTAAACCTCGGCATTGGGTATGTTTGTAAACTTGCTCATATCGAACTGATGGTGCAAGTTTTGGGGAGTGCCAGTTCTGACACTGCGAATCATGCGCCCCATGTAATCACCACCCGTTATTTATCTGTTGCTGCAAGTTCTCGGTAGCGAGCGATTGCATCCCGAGCCCAATCGTTGTCGGAACCACGATTCAAATGATCTTCGATTTCGTCGATACACGCTTCTGTGATACCCAACTTATCTGTGAGCGATTTAATGATATTAAGCAAGACAAGTTTGTCCTGCTCGTAGGCAGTAGTCGCTTTCGCCATAGACAAAGTGATCTCTTCAAGAGCGTCACTACGAATTTTGCGTACTGTCTGCTCCGGCAGAGAGATAAACATCCAATCCCAGTCGAAATCATCCTCGTCAGCCTCAAGGGTTTCACGGAGGCTTTTGCTTACCTCTTTCTCGACCGGGCACTCATCTGTGCTGATCGCTTCAAAGGCATGGAAGATGCTGCCATCTTCGTTCTGCTCATAGCCATAGCATAGCTTGACCTGGTAATTCTTACTCGTTGGGTGTTTGGCTCTGCGCTTATTCCATGCATTGTGTAGATCAATCAGATTATCCTTCTCGAAGAAATCGATTGTGTGCTGATTGTCTGCAAGGGTAAAGTAACAATCGTCTGCGTGATCGCCATAAATGAAATACCCGTCTTTTTCGGACATCTTACATCCGCAAAACGGGCAATCAAGCAACTGGATATTAGTTTGTACCATCAAAACTCCTCCTACTTTGCAGGAACAGTAAGCACCTCTATTTGCAAGAGGTCTGTTGTTTTAATAACCACAGGAACCCATTCGCAATCCGCATATCGTTCAGCATCCTGCTTATCCAGATGCTTTTTGACGAACTTGTCAAATTCCTGTGGGGAAATTACGATCTTAATTGCGTGCATTTTCAAGCCTCCGACCAGTCAAGTCTTTGCCCACAGAAAGGACATCTGTCCAAATTGGTTGCTCTGTTATAGTAACCATCAAAACAGGGTTCAAAGTCAGAGAAACTCTCTTTGCAACGAGGGCATATGGACGGATTCCAATTCTTTGCAATGACTGCCATTGGTTTGCCGATGTCCACCAAAGCCTGCTGATATCCTTTGTCAAAGTCGCTTTTCTCTGGATGTGGCATACACTTATCCAGACCTTCGTGCTTTTTGTAGTAAGCGAGGGCTGCAAGAATGGTCTGCTTGGTTTCTTCAGACCAGCTTCGGATGCGAAATTGCTTTCGCACTTCTTCTTTGTCAACTGTGGACAAATCCATATGGTCGATACCGCTCTCAAAAAGCCGAACAAATTCTTTGGCCCGTTCGATTTTTGGCAGGAAGTCACGATTGTATTCCTGAACCGTCATACACCCACTCCTTTACACACGCTTTCTGGTTTTCTTACCACACTGCCTGCACTGATAGACGCACACCATGTCGCTTCCGGCAGGCATATCATCCCACTCTGTTCCAACTTTAACATAGTCGTGTTGGTTACAGGGGCAGAGCCTTTCTTCAAGCTCTTCAACACGGTAGGTGAGGCGAACAACCTCTGCTCTGAGCTTTCTTTTTGTAATCATAGGATTAGCCTCCTCATTCGTGCATCAAAACCGCCAGCATTTCTTCAAAGAACGCATCTGTCGATAGCCTCTCCGACAACAAAGTCAAGCATCTCAAGCAATCGACTGCTATTTTTGATGTATCGGACAACCTCATCAATAACAGATGGGTCGAGTTTTTTATGGCGAATCTCATCCTCCACCATATCTCTTAGGTCAAAAGACTCCATATCAAATTAACCTTTCATCCACTCGGTACATGGAAACCCGTTGGCACAGAACCATTGGGCAACCAAATGCCTATGGCAGAAATCATCTGGCTTCTCGTAGCAGACCAGACAGATATCGCTTTCTCCGACATTAAAGCTGTATATCATTCTCGACAGATCCAGAATGACATCGTTCGCGCTTAGGGTTCCCAACACCTGCTCATTGAAACACTTGATGTAATAATCGTTATCATGGTTCTTTTTCCACTCCATGAAAAAGTCATATTTGGGAGCAAGTTTCTTATACTGCAACCCCTTATACCAGCTTGGTGCTTTTCCACAAATACTTACAGGGATGATGTTCTCTGGCAGATTGCGGAGCTGTGCAAAATAAGTGGTGTATATCATACATTAACCTTTCATATTCTGCTCACGAAGTGTTTTGAAGGCAACATCCTTGAGCATCGTGTATAATTCCTTATCATCAGATGGCGTAATGACATCATAGTTGAATGGGAATAATCTTTTAATTCCCCACTGCCCGTCTTGGATAGAGAATACCGCTTCGGTTACCTCAACCATTGATTGCTCCATATATCGGTCGGTAAGTTCTTTCTTCGTCTCTCCAATTACTCGAAACCAATAGTCACAATATTTGCCGCCCTCGATGCGGTCAAGGATAAAATCAGATTCTTTCATATGTGCCACCTCATCAGTACAGATATTCTGCAATCGTATCGCCAAGTTTAATAAGGTTGCTCACCTCTGCTTCGCTCATTGCTTCGATTTCTTCTCGTGAAAAGGTGTGCGATATGGCATAGTATGAGTTATACCAGTTCTCGTCACAACCCATTCTGTTTCTCGCATTGACTACGACCGGTTTATCTATATATTCCAGTAACTTTGCTTTGCTCATAAAATCAGCCTTTCGAGTTGAGCACATAGTTATCCATGTACTCACACAGTTCTTGGTCGCCTTCATCGGTGAGTGTCATAAGAACGATTTCGCCGCCGAGTAATTTCTGCAACAAAACTCCGCCCTCATCTACCAGATACCTTCCTGCCTTTTCGCAGGCTTCTGGTGAGGCAACAAAAGGCTTTGGAATGGTGGTATGCAGAACTTCATCGGCTAACCACTGCAAATGGTCTGCATGACTTTGCGAATATGCGGCAATAGGCAAGCCGCTCGAATGGGATTGCAAAACAAGACCACTTGATTTGCCTGTGCCACGCCGCTGGTAAAATGTGACCATTAAAATCATCTCCTATCTACTATCTTCATCGATACAAACAACGATGGAAAAGCACAAAAACTCAATCCTAAAAGTCCACGGTCTGTGCCTGTTACCGACTGTTGAGTACCGAAAAGAAAGTGGGAAAACCCACTCGTCAATATCGCAGTAGAATTTAACCATCAACGACAACTCCCGTCCCGACCATTTGCATCGGTCTAATAACAGTATCAAACCAAATGGAATCACGAATATCTTTTGTGGTGAACACAAAGTTTACTCGTTTTCCTTTGAAGTTGATGAACGGCTTGATCCAATCGAAACGCAGAATTGAAGTTTCGTAGACAAACTGGAGCTGAGAATCTATTCTTACAATGCCATAAGGCGCATTCTCAGCCACAAAATTTTTTGCCATACTCTTATCCTCAAATATCAGGGCAACTTTTATTTTATTCATTGTAGAATTGCTTGGAACACCCTTGTAATGAGCCATCACGAGTTTGTGCAAATCAACTTGAGTTTCTTTCAAATCCGCCATAAGATCAACCTCTCGCAAGCTGAACTTCCTTGTCGCAAATTGGGCAGTAACCCGTATTGTCTGCACCGAAATTGACATGGTGCCCACAATCGTGGCAATGGTCGTTAGCAGTATGCTTTATTCCTCGAATGTTTTGGTACAACTTGATTACACTCTGGAAGTAGCGTTCTTGTTCTTCTTTAGGAAGCTCGCTCATCTTGCCAAGACTATACCGCATGAAGCCTGCGTCCAGATTATGGCAATTTGCACACTCATAATGGTGTATCGGTGTGCCATAACCATCCCTAATATTTCCAACGGTTCCTTTGGGGAGGCTGTCTGCAGTATCTTCTCGTCCACAATTTGGACAATAGAAGTAAAACCTATTCATGCGCTTTACACCACCAATCCTTGCTCTTTCAATGACTCCCACAGTTTTCTCTGTGGGGCAAACTCTTTGAAAAGTTCAATCTCTTTTCTGAGGCGGGCTACGATAGCATCATCTTTAGAAACAAACCGACCCAGATTGATTTTCTTGCTGTTGTATGTAATGTTGGCGACCCATTTGCTACGCTTTTTATCGAAGAAAACTCCAGCAACACCGGAGGTATTTGTGGAGTACAGGCCACGATTTCTGTCATTCTCAGACCGGTTGCAGCGCCGTAGATTTTGTTTACGGTTATCTGCCCGGTTCTTATTGATGTGGTCAACGAACTCTTGGGCTTGTGCGTTCATTACGATTCTGTGAAATCGGACGAAGCGGCGAGACCCCGCATAGTAGTAGCAACTCACCAGATATCCGTCTTTGTCCACATACCAACTGCGGTTCTCAATCAGCGGCAAGTCTTCGAGGTCGAACAGAAACTTGGCACGACCGATGTAGAGCACACCGTAGGTGTCAAACAGTTCAACCTTGTTCTGGTTGATCGTGGTAATTATCACTCAGCGGGCTCCTCATACATGGGGATAGTGAAGGAATGGGTATAACTCTCGTCAAGTGAGTCATTCCACACGAGGCAGCGAACCTTCTTACCGACCTCTCGCTCGTCGCACTGTGTCACCAGAGTGATATCCTGGATGACGGTTCCATCTCTATCCTCAAGACAGATGCTAATACCGTTGCTGTCGGGCTCTTTTTCTGCTGTCAGCAAGGCAAAGCCAAGATCGACCACGATTTTTTCTTTCTGCATATGCTCACCTCAAAATCCATTCCAGATTTGCCTGCCGCAATACTCAAAGCATTCGGCATCGTTGCAGTCTTCCGGTGTAAGATCGGCAAGTCTCTTACGACTGCGCGAAATAAATAAATCCGAATCCATAGGCGGTTTCGGATTTTTGTCTCGTAATAAATTGTCCATCTCAAGGAGGGAACTATATGTCTCCTGTTCGTTCTCCTTGAGGTACTGGAAGAAATAGTTTCGATGGAAAGGGCAGAATGCACAGGCGCTTGCCTTGGTGTCCAAACCCCAAACTTCCAGTATGTATTTATAGCTGTCGGCTCTGGCCATTCCCATATCAACGAGCGGGAACTTGTTGATAAAGAGCCGATGCGGATTTTCATGGCAGCGGCGGGACTCTTCTACGCTGAAACCCATGTGCATCTCGTGAGCTTTCACATCTTCCGGTTTCAGCCGCTGTCCCTTTTTATAACCGAGAAGTTCCCAACGAACATACTTGGTAATCTCATTTACCTTGTAGTCAATAGTACAATTTCTCGGCATTTTTGATTTGTGTCCGTCGTCTTTCAGCGTCCACCACGGGATGCTGACTGTACGGCGCTCACCGAAGTTCTTCATGAAGTCTTGATACAGCGGTGTGTCCAAGACCTCAAAGAAAATCCCGGCGTTCTCGCAAGCACGCCGGGTAAATTCCAACTGTTCCATAACCCAAGGCGGCTCCAAGCCAAGGTCGCAGAAGATCACGGCGTCGTAGATCGGAACTAATGGGTACGGACTCGTTTTCTGTATTGCATTTTCACAGCTCATAAGAGCCAATGCGGTGGACTGCATACCAGCCCCGAAAGAAAGTATCTTCATTGGCTCCTCCTATAATATTGAAATGCGGGTTGGGATTTGCACCCAACATGAAAGAGAATACTCGGTCTGAGTTTTGGCGGGTTTATCTGCCCCCATGGTGCAGCTCTTTCCACCCGCATGGCGTCTACCATTGTGTGGGCGTCGATTGCGACACAACACACTTTACCACGATTCCGGTGTTCCCACCGGGCGTGTCTATTCCGCCACCGCATCACACAGCTTAGTCGATTTCCCACCAGTAGTCAAAGCAACGCTTGTAGCCGCTCTTACCACTTCCAGCTTCCACACCTCTGCGGACAGCCCTGTTTGAATAGCGTTTCCAGAACCGCTGGCGATTGGAATTTTTGTGGTGTTTCACATACTTGCCAACAGGTTTCCAGACACCATCCACAAAGTCCCAATCCGTATATCCGGCAAAGGGTGCGTGTGTTTCATTGATGATATGGAACAGGTCGTTGCGTTTCTTTACCGCCATCGCACGGCGATACGCTGAGCCGGTTCTGCGTTTGCCACGCTTCTTCTTGGAGGGCTCTTCTGCAAAAGCATCTTCGCAGAATCCGCCAAGGAAAAACTCGAACTCAACTTTATCACAGCCACAGTATTCAAGCTGCGGCTCATAACCACCCTCTTCGGCGATCCTCAGCCGATGCTCAACCCCAACACAAATGGGGCACTCGTCGCAGGTGAAGTTTCTGTCCCAAACTCTAATCATAGAAGCACCTCCGCTTTTGTTTGCAGATTACAACCAGCGCTCTACAAACTCTCTGTCTTGTGTGAAGATGGGGATTTCTCTGTCGATGACCCAACGACGCCGGGTAACATTGACAATCTCGTCATTATTTCTGGGATTCGGCTTTGGTGCCGTCTCCGTAACACGATAGCAACAGGAGCCACGCTTGCAGTCTGTGGGGTAGTCGTTCCAGTTGACACCCTTTTCAGACCACAGCATTTCCTGGATCATGTTGCAAGTCTTTTCGTGGAGCTGTTTGGCGCTGAAATACGCTTGTCCAGCAGCTTCGATGCTGTTGCGGGTCGCATCTTGCTGACGCCAAATCAGGCAGTTGCAAACTTCATCTTTGGGGATGGAGAAAACCCGTGCATCAAACATGGCCGACCAGAACTTGCGCTTGAGCTTGTCGTGGTAAACCATCCTCGCTGCACAAACACGAGCCATATCTTCTTGGGCGACACCCATAAGCTCGGTTACATCATTGAGATAACCATCGACCTCTTCCGTAAAGAAGCGGTTAAACGCAACCGTCGCCATGGATGCCGCAACGCTGGTCATTTTCTGAACATTGTAGCCGAACCAAGCATCGGTGGTGATGGTCGCATAGTCGGTGAGAACCAGTGTGATTTCATCGGACTGGGTATAGCCAAACACACAGCCCTGGATGTTCTTACACAGGAACTGCATGGTACGCTGCATGGTTGTCATCATGACCTTGTCAAAGGGTTTCTTCATGCCCTTTGTGAATGTATGAAACGCTTTGCCGTCAAGGCGAATGATGACAGGGACTCGACGGGTCAGATAAGTACGAGGTACATACTCGTAATTTTGCTTCATGCGGTCGCCGAGGGAGTCAGCTTTCTTTTTACCCATTGCCCATGACCTCCTGATATTTTTCTTTTACCAAATACGAAACCAGAGCCACACGCTCATTGGGAAGTTCGCCGTTAATTACTTTCTCAAGAACCTCATTCAACACAACGCCGACGGCCTTGCCTTCAGAGAGGTACAGGAGATTCATCACATCGTGACCGTCAATCGCAAGGTCTTTGAGCTTAAAGCACTGGTTGTTCTTGATGACCTCTTCCAGAATGACTCCGAGCGCTGCGCACCGTTCGATTCTGGATTCTTGTGTGTCTTTGGCGTGAGCTTGAATGTCGGCCATACGGATGTTCAGCAAGCGGACGAACTGTTTTTCACCGATCTTGTTGAGCCATCTGCGAACCGTCTTTGGAGTAGGCTCAATAATAGCATCGTGGTGCAAAACAAGCTCCAAAATGTCCGATTTGGATTTATTATCAAACCGGAGTTTGGTAAGCACTTTTTCGGAAATATCATGGCTAAAAACGCCATGACCGTAGAAATGGCCGCCCTTTTCATCTTCTGTGTAGCAGTGGGGCTTGCCAATATCATGCAGGAGCAGTGACATCTTAACTACGATATCGTCGCCGTCATAGTTGGAAACCGCATGGGCGATATGCTCGTAGACATTGTACTCGTGGAATCGGTTGTTCTGATCGAAACCGACACACGGCTGCATTTCCGGGATGATGGTGGTAATTACATCGTTGTACTCCAGAAGTACATTGAGGACACCCTTGCCGCAGAGCATCTTGCACAGCTCAGACTGGATGCGCTCAGCGGCGATGTTTTTAAGAAGCTCTTTATTCCGGTGGATGGACTGAGATGTTTTCTCTTCGATAGTAAACCCATAAGTTGAAGCAAACCGCATAGCTCTTAGGATACGAAGTGCATCTTCGTTAAACCTGTCGTCCGGGTTTCCAACACAGCGTATCACACCGTTTTTCAAGTCTTCACGACCGTGAAACGGGTCTACCAAACCGGCCTGATTAAAGGCCATTGCATTGATGGTGAAGTCCCTGCGAGACAAATCCTTATAAATGCTGTCGGTAAACTCCACACTGTCAGGATGTCGGTTGTCCGAGTAATCTCCGTCGATACGAAATGTGGTGACCTCAAACTTTCCAGACCGCTCCATGTCTACCGTAATCGTGCCGTGTTTCAGGCCGGTGTCGATGGTTCGCACACTGCAGCGAGCGAAGTATTCCTTCATTTCCTCCGGCGTTGCCGAAGTGCAGATATCCCAATCCTTGGGTTCCAAACCCAACAGGCTGTCACGAACACAACCACCGACCACATATGCTTCATGGTGTGCATACCGAAGACCCTGCACGATGACCTTAGCACCACGAGGAATTGTGATCTTACACATCGATTGCCCTCCTGTTAATTGACACGATGAACTCCTCAACCTTTTTCATGTCGGGAGCAACGGGAAGAGAGGTGTTGTTTTTGGCGTAGGCCAAGCGTTTCTCGTATTCAGAAACCATTTCAAAGAACTCCGGTTTGTAAGTTCCGTCTTCGTTCTGATACTTACCATTCCGAATTTCCAGAAGCATCTCTCTGTCGCTTTCTCTGTATGTCCTGATTTCTTCCTTTTCCAGAATATCAAGGCACATCAGATACAGGCGGATCAGGTGCATGGCGTGCTTGTTGAGATGGTTGTCGTCTTTCTTGTGGTTCCGATGATTCAGCTTTTCATAGTTGCCAATCACATTTGACAAGGTGTTCATCATAATGCTGAACTCTCTTGCCGGATATTTGTCGAGGTGGATGTTGCAGTAAACCTCACGGTCGAGGTCATCTCGTGGACTTTCGTCCGTAAACAAAGTGATGCCGCCGTTATCGAACACAGTGTATCTGTCACCAAAAGCCTTGAGCGCACGCTCCATGGCCTTTCGGATGTGTTCTTCATTGTCTGCCTGGGACATCCTATCTCTGGCGAGAGCATTTTCCAGACGGCGAAGCTGTTGTGTTGCGTATCCACCAAATGAGTTGACTGCTTTCTGAGAAAGAAAGAGATGCCGATTATCGATCATCTCCTGACCAGCCTCAGACACGAAGAAGTAGTGTTCGGGCTTACAGCCGAGCAGCTCAATCGTGTTAGGATTGCAGTTGAGCAGGAGACTTACCAACTTGTTGAAGCCGTAAATCGTTGTATCGGTCTGGGTGTTTACTACCTGCTCGAAATTGGAAAGGCCAAGCAGATCGCTTTTGCTGTTCATGGCACAACCACGGACATCTACATCAGAAGTCTCAATGTTTGTACCGTATGCGTAGCTGCCACCAAGCGTCAGGAACATGATGCGCCCCGACAAATGTGGGTTTGTCCTCAGAAAATCATACGATTCTCCGCTAACCATTTCTTTGATCTGTTCGATGGTCAAGCGATCCACCTCCTGTAATTCTTAAAATGTTGTATAAGTGACTCCACTCCCGGCCTCACCACACACCTTTACGCTGTGCCATATTACCACCACAGCATGACCTCTTGTGCCATGCCAGTAGTCCTTTCAGCCTTTCTATCGGGGAGCAGGGGGGTTAGTGTTTCCCGTCTTAGCTTACCAAGGTATTTCGGTGTACCGATATATACACCCGTTGCACCTCTCCCAGCCTCCGCAGAGAACTGGGCCGTTACCATCTGTGTGCGGCCATGGCCTGTGCGCAGCTTCCGCACTCCATCAGTGGTACAACGCCACCTAACCGCTCTTTTCTTTAACGCCCGGTCACATCATTTGAGTTTTGGTTTCTTGTTTACCGCCGTGTTTCCCTCACGGCATCATGCACCCGGTCAGTTTTTATTTTATGGACGAGTCAGAACCGTCACTCGTCCCGATGTGCCACCTTGGAATCCGACCGCCACTCACAGCCGTGATATGTTATCTCAATCGGGCCAAACATATAGACACGATTAGTGCTTGCTGATAACCCGCTTGAACTTCAGCTCGCTGTTTTCGATATACTCGTCAATCAAACGGCTCTGTTCCTTGGTTTCCGCATACGCAGTAATCGTGATTGTTTTCTTACTCCAATCCAGTGTGTAGGTATCAGCCGCCACATTGGTTACATGATGCTTTGCCAGAAAATCTCGGAGTTTCTTCATTGCCTGCAAGTCATCTGACATAATCACATTCACATAGGTTTTCTCTTTAGAGAACTTGTTGCTTACTGCAACTGCCAGACAGCATCCAACGCCACTGGCAATCGACACAACGATCAGTGCAAAACTGTTATCGGTTGTGACAATGTTTTTCGTGATGCAAAGGTACAGGAAATTGGATAATCCCAACGCCAGTCCGGCCAGAATACAGCGATTGCGCTGAACCAGAATCGTCTTGGCAGTACCCAACATATTGTCGATTACCTTTGCAACGAACAGGATTGTAAAGTAAATCCACCCAGTCAAAAATATCACTCCTAACTCTTATCTCTCACTCTTTTGACCAGGATTAGCATTGTAATGCTGGCATCAAGTGCGCTTATATCTCTTGTGTCACAATGGCTGGGAAGAAACCCAGATTTCAAACAGAAAATTTCCACGGTGGCATATCGCCTTGTTTACCCCATGGGCAACGATCTTAGCCGTCACTTGTCTGGTCACGCAGTAAGGTCGCTTCGACAGGCACCAGACTATTTTCCCCTTACCCGGATACCGATATCACCTAAGTCGGAAGGGTGTGTAATAGGTTCTTTTGTTAGAGGTGCGCCACAAGCCGTACACACTCAGCTCCCTATGAAACATTCGTTTTATTCGTCGTTTGCCAGCAGGAAATCGGGGTTGATGACCTTGAAACTGATGTCGGGGTCATAACTCCGCATAACCACGCCTTCTCGCTTCTGTCCGGCGAGCAGAGTGGAAGTACCCTTGGCATACTCCACCAGGTCAGCAATGGTCTCGGGCAGAACTTTACCCTCCTCCAGAACGGGAACCGCCTTGATGCTAAATGGATGCAGCAGTCGTGCAATTTCTCTGGTATCGCACTTGCGGTCAGGGAAAATCAGGTTAAATGCGTAGAAATCGTAGCTATTAACCCGATATTTGTTCTTTTGGATGCCGGGGCCGATGATTTCTCCCTGCAAAACGATGCGGTCATGGTCACCAATGAGCTGCATCAGCACAGACTTAATGTCGTACTTGGCAGCGATTGACCAGTAAGAACTGTTGTCGGGCTTACCCAAACGAATGTTTCGGGAGCATACGCCGAACTCATATTTCTTACGACCGACTTTTTCCAGGAAGTATGTAGCGGACTGACCGTCGATCTTCTCCGTAACCATGAAACGAGTACCGTTCTTTTTCTCGTTCTCGAACATGGTAGTCTTGTTCTGGATGCGTTCCTCGTCAGTCTTGACGATCCATGCAGGGAAGCCTTTCTTCTTGGGCTTCGGGCCGAAACACTTACGGAACCAACGGAACCTCATCATGAACTGGAACAGCTTGCCGTACTGTTTCACACGGCTGTCATCTGCACAGGCCAGAAGCTGACGCTCCTGCTCAGCCTGCGGGTCATATTTCTTGATGCCCAGGATTTCCGTTACATCCATATCCAGCGCATAGGTGCCGGGAGGAAGGATGCTCATGGGGAGAACCAGACCCTGGGAGACCTGTTTGCGGAGCTTGATGGTACGAACACGGAACTTTCTATCCCGCAGGAACTCAAACTCTGGTCGGTCAGGCACGATGGAATCCACTTCGATGTAGACAATGTGCTGGCCAACTGCAAATTCGCCTTTCTGGACAACGCACTCCCAGCCATCAACCTGTGCAACCTCGATCCGGTCTGCACCAGGGATGGGGCGAATATCTGAGATAGTGCGGATGGTTGCTAACCTTCGCATTGGTTATCCTCCGTTGCATTTAATAATTTTCTTCTATTTCCCAGAACACATATAGGAGTACGGCAGTGAGAATAGAAAACAGGATTACGCACGGAATCAGTTGGAGCAATACAACCGCTCCATGAACAAGAGCCCTAACGAGAATTACGAAAAACCAAAGAATACAACCAAGCTCTCCGCCAAACACCACGATTGCAGCGAAAATCAGGAGAGCAATGTATGGGATGTCATTTAGTTTCGGCCCATCTTCAACCATGCGTTCAACCCGATCTTTTAAGGATTGGATCATTGTGGCATTAACACCTACCGTTCAAACATAATGCAATCCCGGATGAGGCGTTCTCGCAGCAAATCATCTTCCATATCCGCAAAATCAATCCAGTGGAACTGGTCTGTGATATCACCGGAAATATCGAAAACTCGATTACCGATTTTGGTGGCGAAATGGTTGGCGACTTCGTCATACACCACGGTCGGATGGTATCGCTCAAACCTCGTGAAGAGGATAAGCGCAAACCAGTAGCAGCATCCACAGGTGAACGCTGTCACAACCTGGTCGAACTTCCCGTTCAGAGTAAAACGGCTTGTAAAACTCTGAACTTCTTTGTTAATCATTTCTTGCATTGAAAATCACCCGGAAAATGAAAAGCCCATGGATGCGAGACCCATGGGCTTGATCGGTTATTTAGTTCACGCCGTCAATACTGACGATAGCGCCAGCACCGGAGACGGTGGGCATCTTACCATCCCACTGCTCGTACTTGATCTTCTCAATCAGTTCTGCGGTCAGGGAGGCAGCGATCTTTCTGTTTGCATCAGCCTCTGCTTCGGCGGCAATGCGGATGACCTCGGCCTCGGCATTGGCTTCGATGATTGCCTTTTCAGCCGCAATCTGTGCGACCTCTTTTTCCTTATTGGCATTCACTTTGGCAGTCTGCGCTTCAATATTGGCCAACTCCAGCTCCTGCTGTGCAGTAACTTTCTTCTGGATGGCTGCCGCTGTCTCTGCATCCACGGAGATGTCCGTGAAGTTCACGGTATCAATGATGATACCGTACTGGTCGAATTTTTCACGCAGGTATGTATCCAGTTCAGCATTGATCTGAGTACGCTTGTCACCAAAGATGTCTGTGACAGGATAGTTTGCGGAAACTTCCTGTGTCCATGCGATAATCTTGGGCTTAATAAATGTGTCTTTGATGCTCTCACCAGATTTACCCTTGAACATTACGAAAGTATCAGCAACTCTTGCCTCGTCAAAACGGTAGGAGAACTCCAAATTGACACGAACCGTTTTACCATCGGAAGTGGGGATGCTGAAACTCTCATCCTTGGGAGAGTCACCCTTTTCCTCGGCAGTCAGGTAGGACTGCTCAATACCAATGGAGTATGTAGTGACCTTTTTGGTGGGAGACACCAGATGCCAGCCCTGAGTCAGAACTTCACCATCCACGCCGCCGTTCATGTTGTACACAACGCCGACATAACCGGCAGGCACCTTTTCCAGACAGATGACCGCACCGGCCAGACCCAGCACCAGACACAGTGCCAGAATTACTGCACCAATTTTACCCTTCATTCGTTGATTCCTTTCTTTCCTCGCTTGATTTTGCGGGTTCATCTCCCGCAATTTCCTTTTTTGCATCGTTGAACAGGCGCAGACCGATACCGCCGATGCCCTTAAAGGCAAAGCTCAGGCAGAACCAGATAAGTACCAGTGCAGCGATGACCAGAAACCAGAAAACTACATTCATCACACCACCCCGATTTAGATTTTATATAAGGTAAGATGATGCTCACGAAAAACATCCGTCAGCATATCCAGAACCTTTCCCCAATCGCCACCACCGAGGCCGCAACCAATTCTGTAAGGCATGGCAATCGTGTTGCCCGCCTTGACATTGGCCGCAATCTCTCTGCAACCACAGCGCAAAGCCTCGAAGTTGGTGTACTTCTTGCCATCCCGGCCAAACTGGAACTGACCAAAAATGTTGATGATGGCAGTGTTCTCATTTACACGAACGCCCTGAATCTGCCCAAGCAGAGCTTCTCGGTTGTTCGCATGGTCATCACAGACCTTTTTGTATTTGTCAAACACCTCTGGCCATTTGGCACGAATCTGCTTGGCAACACCACTGCCCATGACTCCCTGGCAGTTGACCTGGTGGCATATGTATTGTGCAGAAGACTCCATCAAGTCCCCGTTAATAATCCGAATCATCAGTGATTCCCTCCTCCGATAAGAGCCACTCTTTTTGGTGATCTACGGCATCTTCATAACCGTAATAAGTGTGGCCGTCAGTCGTGCGGTAGTATGTTGTCTCTCCACACTCGCACCATTCGCCGTCATACCCCTCGTCGTATTCGCGCTCAGCATACTCACTGACGAGAAGTTCAGCGAGGCGTTCAATGTCCTGCAACAGCCGTTCAAGGTTTGTCATGACGCATCCTCCGTTAAAACTCTCGGGTGATAAACTCTGTTCTCCATGCGTTCCTCAGCTTTTCTTGTTCTGCCGAGGGCTTCACGCAGAAGGTTCATCATGTTCTTGCCCTTATCGCTGTCCAGGAACTGAACGAGTGGCTCCAAAATTTCGGCGGTGTCTTTGTGCTCTCGGCGGAGTTGTCTGCACTGCATTAGCTTCGTGGCGACCTTGGCACGCTCTGCATAGTCGAGTTCGTCCAGTTCCAGCTTGTGCAGGTAATCCTGTGTGAGCCGATCCATTCGGTTGACTTCCTCACGACTCCAGGTGTAATCCTTGACCGCATCTTCCATCATCCTGCAGACGCCGCTGATGTACGGAGAGAACTGGGGCGTTTCCTTCTTTTTCTTCTTAGCGATAAGGAACACCTCCAAGTAAGAGCAACTCGATTATTTCATCCGTGTCTGCCACATCGAAATCAGGAGCCTCGTCAAGCTCTATCCACTCAGCAGCACTTGGCTTGATGAGCAGGGCTTTGTTTGCCAATTCCACGAAGTAGATCACATTTCCAACGATTTCTCTAATCGTAAAAATCCCTGTCTCGCCGAACCCCTCGAAGCGGATCATCTCTCCGGGCGCCATTTCAAGTATTCTTCTGAAAGACATGACGCCTCCTTTATCCGTAGCTAATATCATCTTTGTCGGTTCGCAGGGAAACAAAAACAGGAAACTGCAAACTGCGGTTCCCTGTGGACTTATCAAACGATATTTCCTTGTATTTCACTTCGGCAAGAACGCCGGTGACCTCTTCCTGGTGCGACCAGAACCACGCTCTCTGTTCATCCGTAAACCCGGAGCCAACTCCTACTTCAACGCCGTCGTAATCGACTACGATAGCGCCGAGAGTATTGGACAACTTACCCGTTCCGGCCTCACATCGAATGATGGGCAAGTCCATGGTGTAAAACCGCTTCACTTTTAGGATACCGCCGTGCCGTTTGCACTGGTAAGGAACATCAAGATTGACCATCAATCCCTCTTTGTCTTCGTTTACCATGCGTTCCAAAAGTGGAGCGATTACAGATTGATCTGTTCCGCAATACAATGCAGGAAGCACACGAACATGGTCGTTTCCTTGCAGTTCAGAAGCAAGGCGATCCAACTGCTCTCGCCGTTCACTGTATGTTGCGGAGCTTACGCCACGATCAAACTCATAAACGGGTAAAACATCAAAAACCGTGAAGCAAACCTGTGTTTTATCATCGTTTTCAGAGTTGACAATTCCCGTGGTTATGCGGAATGCTTCATTATCGGAGTGGCCACCTTTGTGCTTTAAGGTCAGCTCTCCATCAAAAACCAACTCTGAGTAAGGTTCAAGCACATTTACAATGTGATCGAGGCCATTCAGCACAGTTCCACTGCGACCACGCAATTCTCCACGGTAAAGTGTAGCCCGAACTCCATTCAGCTTCTCAGAAACCGAGAACCATACCCCATCTTTCAGCGGATGCTTTTCAATAGGATATGCCTGCTGAACCTCCCACTCAGGGATAAGACCAGGAATGGCTTTGTTTACGCTCTTAGCAGTGACACCAAGCCGCAGGGTCTTGGCGAGAAGTTTCTTGAACATCTCACGATACCCCTCGTCTTGTGTCTCCAGAAAAGCAAGGACTTGATACACAGTCGCATCGTCCAGAGCTTTTCTTTTGCTGAGCGTTTCACACACCTCAAAGATTGAAGTAAATGTGAGAGTGATTGCTGGATTATACACGCATCTTTGGAACAGTGTTGCTTCCGACACCTTATAGGAAAGCAGCGGATGACAGGCGTAGTAAAGCAACTGCCTAAAAATACTGTCATCCTTGTTCTGAGCCATGATTGACAGCTTTTCCTTTGATCCGCGTGCTTCTTGCAGTCTCTTCATTTCAGCTACTGCATTATGCAAATCGCCCATTGTTGCTCCCGCCTCCATTTCCGTCAGAGTAATAGAAATAGAACAAGAGCAACACAGCAGCGACCACAGGGATTACTACTGAATTGCTCATGTTTCACCGCCTTAAGGCTGGCTGCCGTATGCGGGCATAGGTTTCAGTTTGTGCAGATTCTTTCTGTGAAGACCCTCGATCAAACGCTCGTGTCTCTCAATGGCACAACATCCATCCATGATGTATCTGTCGATTTCCTGATAGCTGACGCCGAGATTGTCCTCGTCTGTCTTGCCGCACAGGCCATCGGAAGGAACCTTATCAACCAGGTCTCTGGGAATGGGAAGCTCATGGCCGATTTCCAAAACCTCATGAACCATCAGATTGGAAAGTGGGCTGAAGTCACCAACACTGTCACCAAACTTTGTGGAATACCCTACAAAGTCTTCGGAGCGGTTACAAGTATTGGCAACACGACCGCCCTCCGGCAGGGACTGAGCCACTGCATACAGAGTGGTCATGCGGATGCGGGGAGGAATGTTGACAACCGTCTGCTCGCTTACCTGCATAATACCGCTCAGCTCTTCCATCAGAGCAAAGACGGTGCTTTCAATGTTGACCACTTTGTAGTTGATACCGAGAGCTTCAACGAGGCGATGGCTATCATGAATATCAGACTGTTCACCGTTCGGCATCAGAACACCCACAACACGATCCTTGCCAAGCGCTTCGACACACAGAGCAGCCACAACACTTGAGTCTTTGCCGCCGGAGATACCGACAACAGCAGAGCAGTTCGGCCCGTTTTCGGCAAAGTAGTCTCTGATCCACTGAACGATTTCATCTTTCGTTCTCTTAGGGTTTGCAAGCATAGCGACCCTCCTTAGAAATTGCCGTTGTGCAGATTATTTCTCACATCTGCCAGAGTGTACTTGGTAACAAACTCGCCATCTTCAAAGACGGGGACAAGTTCATTGTTATCCTGTGCCTGTGCCCATGTCAGACCGTCTTCATAAGCATAGCCGTCAGCGGTCTTATACACACGGCAGCAACCACGCTGAGATTTCTTGAAATGACCGGAATCGGTCTTGGGGTTCTTGAAAATCATAATGGGAGCGCCGTTTGCATCCTCAGCATAGGTGGCCTTGACGGCGATGCCGAATGTGTCACGGGTATAGGGGTTGTACTCTGTTCGGAAGTCTGCAATGGTTTCCAGACACTGCATAGAGAACGAACCAACGCCCAAAGAAACATTGTTAATTGCAAACCCATTCCGCTCCAGGCGCTTATAGATTTCTTCGCATCTCTGTGGCGTAATGCTGTCGCCGTAGATGGCTTTCACATGAGGATTCAGCACCTTAAATCCCTTGCTGTTGACAGTGCCACCGAAGATGTCCCACAGCTTAAACACGGTCTGTGTTACAACCTCAACAGGGTTGCCACTGTCGCCACGGATGGAGATAAATCCATCGTGCGCAAGGATTTCGTCCTTGAGCTGAGGAAGAATGTTATCCACCAGATTCCAGTAGTCGTAACTGTCGCTCACCATTGAGAAACTTTGGTGAGGATAGACCTCAGTCAGCAGGCGACGAACATGGGTGATTTCGTCTCCGTCGATGGCAAAGTTGGAACACATAACGCTGTGCTCAGTGGACAGGGCGCCAAAAGCAACCGGCTCTGTGGAACTGTCACACAGGTAGTTGTCCTCCAACCAAAGGATGGCGGGAACAGTTGCCGTATTCAGAAAACTGAGGCAGAAAGCGGCAGAACTCTTGGTTGCACTCTCAACACTCTCCTGGCCACGCATAGAAAAATCGCCAAGGAGTCTTGCACGGGGCACGCTGTCATCACAGGTGCGATCAGCAAACTCATTGACGATCTGACGATAACGATAACCGACTTCTGCGGAAACCTGCGTGTGCCACATGGTACAGGACAGCATGGTTTCAATGGAATTAACCAACCACACAAAGTCGGGATGTGTGTTGGAGATTTCGATCTGTGGAACCTTAATATCAGAGCGGGTTCCTTCGGGGAGTGCTCTGATTTTCAGAGGCAGATAACCGAGATTGTAGAGTTTCTCGATGCGCTCCTCGCCAACACCGTTCGTGCCGATAGTGGCGTTGAGCACACGCTTGTACTCTTCCAGAACCTTGGGATAGGGCTTGTCAAAGAAGTTCTCATTGAACGCATCGATGAGATACTCCTGAATGAACGCCTGCAGACCAAAGAGAGTGATCTTCCCAGTGTCCTGGAGTCTGGACATTCTGGGCGTATAGTAGGAGACCATTTTGGTCAGTCCCTTGGGGTACTGATCTGCGTGGGCGGTCTTGTAAAAATCCAGACACAGCAGAGGATTGTAATGTATCATTTCTTCTTACCCTCTTTCAAATTTTTAGGAATGCCATATTTTGCAAAGTACAGGGCAAAGGCAAATGGTGCGGCAACAGGCCATAAAACTCCCATAACCACGCAATATCCAGCCTTGTCATGCCAACCTCTGCCATAGTCGCTGTCAGCGAAAATATACAGATAGTACAATGCAAATGTAACAAATGCACCAACGCAAATGTATAAAAGCATCAGCAGAAAAATCACTCTTCGTCACCTGCCTTAAAGTTGTAGATAGGCTTGATGACTGCTTCGATTGTGACTGTAGGCTCGATGTTGTCAACAATATCGGACATATTCTTATATGCCATCGGACACTCGTCAAGCGTGCTCCTACCAACAGAAGTGGTGTAGATACCGTCCATCTGTTTCTTGAACTCGGACACAGTAAAGGTCTGCTTTGCCGCACTGCGGCTCATCAGACGACCAGCACCATGAGGAGCTGAACAGTTCCAGTCTTCGTTGCCCTTACCAACGCAAATCAGACTGCCATCTCTCATGTTAATGGGGATCAACAGCTTTTCACCTGCCTGCGCAGAAACTGCACCCTTGCGGAGGATCATGTTATCCACATCGATGTAGTTGTGAATGGTGGTGAACTGCTCAACAACATGGAAGCCCATCTCTTTTACGATGGTGTCCATCATAGCCTGACGATTGAGGTTTGCAAACCGTTGAGCAATACGCATATCATGCAGATACTGCTCAAAAAGCTCGCCCTCCACATATGCAAGAGGCTTCGGAATAGGCGAATGCTTGGACTTCAACTGCTTGAGAACGCTCTGAATCTCTTTCTGACGGCCAGCAGCTTTCAACTCCTCGACCTTTGCATCAATTTCCTCTTTGCTGTACGAGGTTAATGCTTTGTATGCTGCTTCCTGATAGAAGTTAGCAATTTCAAGGCCGAGATGACGGCTGCCGGAGTGAACTACGATGTATATGTTTCCAGCATCGTCTTGGTTTGCCTCAATGAAATGGTTACCACCGCCGAGCGTGCCAATGCTGCTGTATGCACGGTCGATGTTTACCTTTTTGGCGCAGCAAAGCTCTGACAGGTCGATATCCTTGGCAAATCGGTGTTCCTTTTTACGAATCTCAAACCCGGATGGAATACCAGCACGAATTACCTTGTCCAACTTCTGCGGCTCGATATGCGCTTCCTTGATGCGGATCGTTTCCATTCCGCATCCGATGTCCACGCCAACGAGGTTGGGGCAAATCTTATCCTTGATTGTCATAGTGGTGCCAATGGTGCATCCTGCTCCGGCGTGAATGTCCGGCATCATACGAACTCGGCTGCCCTCAATATAGGGCTGGTTCAAAAGGTTAATTACCTGCGAAATCGACTCGTTGTCAACCACATCGGTAAACACCTTGGCAGTTGCGTATTTGCCCTGCAACTCAATCATAGGCTTGCCCTCCTTGAGACTTACTGAATGACGGACACCTTCTCGTGCTCGCCACGGAAAATGCTTTCGGATGTGAACACATGGGTAATCAACCCATCTGTCAGAACTGAACCATCACGAATGGTATTTTCGCAATGGGTAACATAGAGGAAAATGTTTTCCGCACCAGCCTCTTTCAAAGCCTTTGCGGTGTGGGTAAATGTGCCACCACGGGAACAGATATCATCAACGATAAGGACGGTTCTGCCCTCGACTTTATCCGCACCAACCAGTTCGAGCTTCTGGATTTTGCCAGTACGCCAATCTCTGTGCTTGATGCCGAACACATAGTCGCCCTGGATTTGGGAAGAGTACCGCTTCGATGCACCCTCATCGGGATAACAAAGCAGAATGTCCTGCTTACCAAAGGTTTCCCGGATATTCTTCATTACAAACTCTTCCACGCATCTGGTTACACCAATCGACTGGAAGCGGTTAATCAGAGCTTCAGACACACTGGAGTGAGGGTCATACGCCGTAACCGAGTCAAACCCCAGTGCGTTGATGAAGTCGGCAAACCACTTGAGCGTAAACACTTCGTCGCCACTTTTCACCCTATCCATTCTGGCATTGGGGATATAGGGCATAATGAGGTTGATTTCCACGGAACGGTCTCTGTTTGAACGAATGTGGTTGGTAAGGTGCCAGACGAGAATACATTCGTGGTCACCATCATACAACCACTTAATATCATAGGTCATTGCCTTACCAGTGTCAAACCGGAATGAGGTTGTACCGTCGGGAAAAGAGGTAAAACTGACTTCCTTTCCGTTCACGAAAATCATATTACGCCTCCCAGTTCTCGATGTTGATCTGGCACATCTTCATGGCAGCCAGCGCATTTGCATGGCTCTCAGGAGTGACTCCAGCACAGCAGGCCGCATCAACAGACAGCTTGACTTCGGGCAGGAACGCCTTGATGAGCATGGCGTTGGAAATGACGCAGATGTCAGTACACAGACCGACGAGCGTGATCTCTTCGATTGGATTTTTCTTGTTCATCTGAGCCAGCCAATCGGCAAGCTCGATGGAGCCAAAAGTGCCTTTCAGGAACACCTCGGCATCTTTGCCCTCCTTGGTGACCTTGGCATCGATAGCCTCATACACATCCTTGTGCAGTTCCCAGCCATCACTCAGATGACTGCAGTGGACAACGGGAAGCAGGCGACCTTCCTGAGTGTTGAGGTAATCCTCATAATGCGTATCATGCGTTACCGCATAAACGCCATCGAAGTTGTTGATTTTCTGGACAACATTGGGAACGATCTCCTGCGCTTCCTTAGAACCAAGAGCGCCAGAGATGAAGTCACCCTGCATATCCACGACTACGAGAACCTTCATTCTTCGCACCTTCCTTTATTGATGTCGTCTTTATTTCGTTTGCGATTATACGCTTTCTTATTCGGAACAATCTGAGTAACGGGGCGAGCGCACGACCAGAAATTCCTGGACTTTTTCGCTTTCTGCTTTTTCTCATTCTTTTCTGTCATGTACTACACCTCCGTTATCAGACCCCTAATACCGTCCGCACGCCGCGCCTGTTGCATCTGTAGCGGCGTGTGCATAAAGTGACACTCGCTTTTGCGAGTATTGTTCTTTTAGGGGCTAAAAGAACAATACGAAGCAAAAAGAGTGAAGTGACCAAGGTCGTCCTTCTGCAATCTGCGAGAAGAAATTGTGTTTTTTGCTGAGGTTATATGTAAGACACAATCGATATCCACGGTATCAGAGTAATCTTAACTGCAGCCACGCAGTATCGATATCAAAACAATGGAAGCAACTCTGCCAAAGCCCGGTCGATTTCGGCCTGTTCATTAGCCTTTTTCTTTGCGTCCTCGCTCTGCTGGATGGTCACATCAAGGATACACATAGACACCAGCTCCGTGACAGAAAACTCTTCCTCCGGTTCCTGATAGTCGCCTTCATCATTCGACTCGTCGGCAGGCTCCTCAAAGGGAAGCATATCGTCTTCATCGAAGTCACCATCTTCATCATCTTCGTCCCATCCGCCATAACGATCCATCCAGTCAAGGACATCACTCTTATAGCGTTCAAAGTCATCATCATTGAGACCCGCATAAACCATGTATCCTTCGGATACATAGTAGTCATAGGAGCGATCAATGTCACAAAGACGGTCACGAACTTCACGCCATCCCATACCGTCGGTGACAGCATTACAAATATCCTCATCGATCATATTGTCAAGATCGTCATCGTGGTAAATATCTTCGCAAACACTACAGTCTTCGTCGCTGCAAAACTCTAACAGATGCCACCATTCGATGATATTCTCAATGAAATCGTTCCTTGTCATCTGGACACCTCCTCGATTTATTTTTGGCTGGGGTAGCAGGACTTGAACCTGCGGTCGAGGGTAAACCTCTTGTCGGAGTCAAAGTCCGATGCCTTACCAACTTGGCGATACCCCAATATTGATGTTCGGTTCCTGTCATTACACACGCACGACTCGCACCGGAGTCGAACCAGTTTCACCGAAAGCATCACCTATCAATGCTTACCAGCCGTGCAAATAATGGCAGATCAGAAAGGGATTGAAATCACCGCAGCCCAACACCAACTGCGGCAGTGGAGCTGGTGACAGGGATCGAACCCGCGACCCTCGGAGTACAAAACCGATACTCTACCAACTGAGCTACACCAGCAGAAGAAAAGGGAGCCTAAACAGCGTGGTCGTTGCCTTACGCAATCACTGTTGCCCTCCAAACGGAGGTCTCAGGGGTACTGGTTTGCTCCCTGCTCTACTATTACCCCTTGTTCGATGTGCTCACTGGCACCCCAGTGCAGGCACTGAGTTTGTTTGAAGCCATTTCCTTGGCAGGTCGAAGCTAACCTCGCCGGTCTTCACGCACCCGGTCTGCGCCCTGCTGACGGGACTGATCCCACATCTCGGGAGGAAGTGCGCACTTCAAGAGATGTCTGATACCGTCGCCCCTGTACGCTGCCAGCTTTGGGAGCTGGAGCTGGAAATCGGAATTGAACCGATGGCCTGCACAGTACGAAGGTGCCGCTCTACCAACTGAGCTATTCCAGCAAATAAGTGGTGCTCAAATCGGCACCACTTTATTAAAGAGAGCAACGAACTGCTCATTTACCTGCTTGTCAACATGGTAATGGCCGAAATACCACCTCTTGAACTTAAGCTCTGAATAGATACGCTCAAGAAAGCTCACGACCGGATCGTTTTCATACCATGGTGAGAGAAGCATTTGAACACTTCGAGGCGCACAGTGAGTGATGGCATAGTCAACCTTCCAATTTACCGCATCGAGACTGGATATGGCATACTCCATCTCTTCTCTGGATGGGATTTCTTCTTTCCACCAGGAAATATGCTCAATGCGATGCTCTTTGTCGATTGACCTTGCACCACCCATGACAAATATCTTCTTTCTGTCGATTGTCAAAACCTGACCTCTTTCCAGATGATAAATGTCCGGTGCAATCTCTCGCACATAGCCGCCGAACTTCTTTTTCAGTGGCATACAACGGAGGATATCGAAGTTTTCATGGTTGCCATCAACGAAAAGCGTTACGAAATTCTTGTTTGATAGCCAATCTTGCCAGTATATCTCTCTGGCAGAGCCGTCCCACACAAGGCCAAAGTCACCACAAATAATGAGGTAGTCTTTTTTCGTTAGCTCTTTTTGTTGTGGAAAGTTCGTAGTGTTCAGTTTACTTATGTCGATATTGGCATGGGTATCGCCAGTGACATAAATCATTCTGTCACCTCCGTATGGTTTGGAATACCTGTGATCTCATAGGATATAGGATCATGGCCATCTGGAGACACTGGGACTCAAGAGCTGAGGCTGATGAGATGCCTCTTGATTTTTTGTCGCCAAATGAGGGATTTGGATTGAGACTTTTGGCTGGGAATCAGGCGAAACCAGATTTCTGGGGGTCGGCGGGTGACCGAGGATCACCGGCGAGCCGATCGGCCACCTGGCGGAAGCGTTCGACGGCGCATCCTGCTGCCGTCCGGCTGCCGCAGCACGCCTGCTGCAGGTGCCCTTCAGGCGCCTTCTCTTCAGGCTGTATCCTGCTTCTCAGCTATTTGTTACTCACACCATCGGCGATGAGCACCACATATTTGCGGTTATTCATCACAGGTATTTCAGTTATCGCAAATCTTCTCGGATATCCCGCAGAACATCTGCGCCCATTTTTTCGTTGATATGTTTGATGATGCCGTCGATGGCATCCTTTTCTACCATGCGGTAGTAGTTGTAGTAGCCGTCCAGAACCTGAACATCATGCTTATCCCAAGAGACGCCATTTCTGCGATCCAGAATGTAGCTGTGCAGCATACTCTGGAACTGGCGCTTTCTCTTGTGGCCGACAGTGATTTCGTTGTCCTTGTTCAGCATCACTCCGAGATTCCAATTCCGTCCTGCGGAGGAACCATATCTCGTCTTGGCACTGTTAATAGTGAATGGCGCATTGAACTCGGCCAAAACATCCACAACGGCCTTTTCAATCGCCCTCACATCAAAGGTGTACTTTGAGGAGATGATAAAATCGTCGGCATATCTTGTGTATGTATAGCTCTGCTTTTCAAAATCCCTAAACTTATTTGCCAACTTATAATCAATAGGAATCATCATAACATTGGTGATAAGCGGAGAAATCGGGGTTCCCTGCGGGAGACCACCATTCAGAAAAGCCAGTTCAAGAGCAGTTCTCAGTTCGCTTTTACCGATCTCGTACTTGACGATTTCACTGAACGGAAAAATCATACTGAACTGTTGCATGACAAAGTCAATGGTTGTACTTCCAAAGAAGTTGGACAGGTCATACTTACCAAACCACTTGCTGTCATTTTTCTGGTGACGCTTTACTGCATCGATTGTGCTTCTACCTTTCACATATGCAAACGCAGAAGTGTGATAAAGCGTGTGGAAATACTCTTCAAAGATGGTTTTCAGCCTTCGGAGTGCATCCATCAGTTCCGGCTGTGGGGCATCAATTCGGCGCAAGCCACCGCTTTTCTTAGGAATATAGAAAGTGGTGTAAATATCTTCACGCTTTTTCTCACGAAGCGTAGCTGTGCTCTCATTGAAACGAACCAGATGCTGAATCAGCTCGGTTACATCAATGCTGTCCTTAAAACGATTGCTGATATGATCGAACTCATAGGTTCTTGTGTTGCCAATATTACGATTGACGACCGGACTGTCTTCATAAGACTTAAACAAAAATTCCTCCAGTGTCATCTGGTGATACATGGGGGATTGCATGACTGTGATGTAAACCAACTTTTACACCTCTTTTCATATTAGGATTTATCTGTAACCAACACAGGTATTGGATGTCGGCGATGATCTTAAGAAGGATCGTATTTACCTGGATTACGAGAGTTCAGAGGCAGAAAGTCAAGAGGCTTTACCAGCGAAATTAAATAATTTTGCTGGAAAACCGCCAGCGGATGGCGGGCGGGTGACGAATCCGACGCGTCTTCGGCCCGTCGACCTTCCAACGGAGGTGGTTCGAGTCCTGATGACGACTCAACCCTGCTGCATCGAGCTGCAGTCCCGGGCTCTCATCTGGGGCTTCTCCTCCTCATTCTCCACAAGTTGTTACTTCAGCTATCGGCGTGAAGCTCCTCTTACACGAAGAAGAAAATGCGTTACAGATATTGGTGTGTTTAGGGTCACACCAAACCCAAAAGTGCAAGGATTTCTTCGGTTGTTCCTACAGCCATAGGCTGTACATCAAACGGGATCAGTTCATAAATTCCGTCTGCAATTTCCTCGACCTTGGCATCAAGACGAATTTTGCAGGTCGGTCGAATACCATGTGCTCTTGCCGGGGTGCTATAACTGACATACCCCATTCGGTCAAGAATGCTTACCGAACTGGCGAAACGATCATGTTTATCAGCAAGGAAGTACGGCATGAACTGAACCTCGCCCTCGTAGCCAGTCATCCGACCTTTTCTATCGATCAGGTCTACGGATGGATGGGCACGAACACCCTTTTTCTTGAACAAGTTGAACTTGCTGTCCCCGAACACATCCGCCAGTTTGGGGAGACGGATTTTAGAAGTGATCTGGTCTTCACCAACTGTGAATGTCTGCGGAAGAATACAATTCAGCTCAAATTCCTCGAAGTGATAGAGGAAGCCACAGTGATCTGCGTATGTACCGATATGACCCTCAATGTCACTATACTGTCTGCTCGGGGCGTTATCGTTTGTATGCTGAGGGATATACCAGGAAGTTTCGGTGCTGTTCAGGAAACAGTGGATGTTGGAGAGCAGGTAATTCGGATTACCGGGCCCCATGTATGTAGAGCCGTTGTCTCTTACGGCCTGTTCTTTTGCGTCAAAACACAGGAAATCCAGCGTGTTTGTAGCGATAAAATCGCCGTTTGGAGTTGCTTTCGTCCACGAGATAGGCACCGGCTCGGCCAGATTATCAACGCTATACTTGCCAATGAGCACTTTGCTGCCCTGACGCAGACTCTTTACTGTCGGTTGCACGATGGCCACCTCCTATTGCTTATTTCTTACCGATTAAAACGCATCCAGCATGAACTTGAAGGAGTCGGCAAGGATCAGCTTCTTGATGCCTTTGCCGTTCCAGAAGTTCATGAAGTTTGCAACACCCAGAGCACAGATAACCCACACAGTGGGGGCAACAGACAGGGTGACATTGCAGGCAGAGACAGGAGTTTCCTCCTTTGCCTCGTCATGAGTGAAGTTCATGGAGGCCAGGAAGTCCTTCTTCATCTTGTAGTCAGTCCAGTCCGCAGCATAATGCTGGGCGTCTTCCAGACGGGTTCTGAAGTCAAACATCGCTTTGACATAAGGATTGTCGATATGCTTCTCGACGATCTGCTTGCGCAGTTCGATGTTGTCTACGCAGAGGAAGACATAGCCGGAAAGCTGCTGACCAGTCCAGCCCTTTTCCTGGAACTTCAGGTCGTCGGTAATATCGGGATTGATCTCCGACAGGATATCGGCCAGAGCATTGATTTTGCTCACACCAACATCTTTCTGTCGGAACATCTGATTGGCCAGATTCTTAGGCTCGACCACATCAAAGTCCCACAGGGTCATCTTGGTCACGCCAGCTCTGGCGAGAAGGACAGCCACGGTGGAGCCAACGGAACCGCATCCGATGATGTGGATGCGGTCGTCGTTCTTTTCGGGCTGGAAAAAGTCATAGCATTTGGACAAATCCATCTTTTACTCTCCTCTCTTATCGGTAGCCGAAGGCACTGTAAGGGTTCTCATAGTCGTCATCCTCGTAGTCGAAGATGGACTGCTGGTCGCAGGCATTAGCTGCAGCGGCACCCTTCCAACCCGCGCCGATCTGCGTCTTAGGCTTTTCCTTCTTATTGTCTTTTTTGCCCTTATCATCCTTTTTGCCGCTGGCGGGAGTGACAGGGGGCGCTCCGTTTGCAGGAGCGGGAGTGCTGGACAGCGGATTGTATGGCTTGCCGTACTGCTGACCACCATACTGCTGACCGTACTGGCTTCCGGTGGTGGGAGCCTGATAACGGTAAACCTTATCCTTTACCATTTCCTTGGCATCCTTAATGAACGCATCGAAACCAACGGCAGCATCATAGATTTTGACATCGATGTCACCATCCTCAAACAGAATGTTCTTCTGGAGGTCATAAATCTTGATGTTGCGCTTGAAGGATTTGTTGTAGATCATGAAGATGTAGAAATCTTCATTGTTGAGCTGAGCCAGAATTTCCTCCTGATGACTCAGGTCAACACCGGAGGGATTGGGAGCCATATTCACATGGGAATGACCTTGCATATGAATGTTGTAGAACCGCTCGTCCTCGTCATTTTCCATCAGCCAGATGGCATACTTTTCAGTATCCATCTCGACCGTAGAACCGGTGACTTCCTGCGGATAAACGAGAATATCCTGAATGAGATACTCGTGAGCACCCTCGGTATCCAGACGATGGGCTACACCGTGCCACGCCACTTCCTTGCTGAACTCCTGCAGAAGCATGAGCATCTTCGTCCATGCCTCGGCAGTGAAATAGATAGTTGCTTTCTGCTTGTCGATGCTGAAAGTCTTGGTGAAAGAAATCTTGCCATCGGCCAGCTTTGCATTCTCCAATGCTTTCTCAAAATCGATGCGACACTGGTCTTTATACTCCTGTGTCATACGAATGATCTTACTCATGCGCTGCTTCCTCCTGTTCTTCCGTCCCATTAGCCGCCTCCTGTTCCTCAAGCCACTTGATTGCGGCAGCGGGCTTAACATAGCTGCCGTCCGGCAGTTCGATAATGCTCTTTCCGTTGCCATAGAGGCTGTTCATGAACCTGCTCATGACGGTAGAGTCGCCCCAGTTCAGGCTCTTGCAGGATGCGATACACTGCTCAAGGGCGCCGATGTAGTTGTTGTCTTTCAGCAACTGATTGATGGTGCGCTCATAACCACCCATACAGTGGAAACTGTTGATGTGGGTATTGGGCATACAGTTGCCGAACTCTGCCGGAAATTCATGGTCAGTCAGTGCGGCAACATTACCGTTCAGGTTAAACCGATAGGCTGCGCAGAACTTGATGCGCAGAGTTTCATCGATGAAGATAGCCTTAATCAACTTTGCCATCTTTTCGGGAGCAATGGAGCCTCGTGCGCTGTTGTACACGAAACTTCTGTTGTTGCCGAGGATGCGCTCGACCATGTCCTTGTCGAAGTAGGAGAGGTAGTCCGCAACGCAGAAGTACATCTCCGTATTGGTGACATGCTCCAGATAGAGCTTGTTGTTGCACAGGAAGTAGTCCATGATCTCGGAGTCTTCGCCACCCTGTGCAATCTTCTGCTCAAGGCCGAGCAGACGGATGCAGTAGTCACGGCGAACATTGTACTGAGAACCAATAGCCTCATTCAAACGCTGGATTTCATTGTCCGTCTGGGTGATCTTGTTGCGAACCTTGTCACACTCGATTTGTTCGTAGCGATGCTCAAACCCGGCAAGCATCTGACGGATTCTCGCCGTTCTGAAGTCGTACTTCTCGGCAATCTGCCGGATACAGGCTTCATACTTTTCGGATGTGCGCTCCTTGAGAGACTGGATCAGCTCCATCTCAAGCTCGGAGATACCCGCCTCGGGGTTGAAATACCAAGGCATAGCAGGTAGGATGGCCATCTGCAGGTAGTGCATTTTCTTGATGTCCATGCTCTCCGTGAACAGAACCACATTCTTCTTCGTGGGGTTCACATAGCAGATAACCGGGAAAGACTTCTTAAAAAAGGCCGTCATCTTATCGAGTCGGTAGTAGCCCTCATACCGGTCGGTAAAGCCCTTTTCGATAATCTTCATGTTGGCAAGATTGCTTTCCTGCGAAGCCTTGAAGTTATGTACGACGAACACGCCGTTGGAGCTGAGGTACATCGAACTGGTGATGGCTTTCACGCAGTCACTCACCGGAATGCCGTTGATTTGGCTCGTCTGGTAATTGCTGCTGGTGAACTGCAGGGTGATGCTGTCCTCTGCACCGATGCGAGGCGCCAACAAAGCTCTCAGCGTTGCGAGGAACGAAATATCTGACAGGTATGCGTCGCCGTTGATGTTCTGGAAAAACGAGTTGGCAACATCAGAAGTGAGCGGCGTTTGAGAAATCGTCGTCTTGAACATATAGACACCTCACTTAATAATCGCTTGGTGGGGGATATCGGGGTCGAACCGATACGGTGAAACACCAGCGGAACTTAAGTCCGCTGCGTCTGCCAATTCCGCCAATCCCCCATGAAAAAGGCCGCCCCGAAGGGCGGCCATGGGGTTATGTACGCCGGGTGGCTTAGGCGGCGTTGTCCGCCTTAACCACATTCAGCAGGAAGCACTTCTCGGTGATGCCGAAGGAAGCGAAGGTCTTGTCCAGATCGCCGGGGTTCAGGGAAGAACCATCCAGGTGCATCACGCCACGGGTGTAGTCGATGCCGTTGGCCTCCAGGGCGGCACGCAGGGTGGTGTTCTCGTCGATGATAACGGACTCGCGCTTGACATTGTTGCCGACAGTAACCTTAATCATAGTAGTAGTCTCCTTTATTTCATGAAATTTTTTGGATTGATTGATGATTTAGGGGTGGGCAATTACGCCCACCCCGAGGGGGTCATCACTGAGCGACGGAGATGTTCTCCATCACAGCGTCCTTCTCAGCCTTGACCTCGGCCAGGGCAGCCTCGAACTGAGCCTCAACCTTGTTCAGGTTCAGGATGGCGACACCGACAGCGTCAGCCACATACTGCTTGGCATCTGCCACATTGCGGGGCAGAGTCATAGTGATGGTGGCCAGCTTGGCCTCGTCGTGGGTCACGCTGCCGAAGCTCGCACCGTACTGGGTGATACCGCCCTCACCGGTAGTGGAACCGACCTTGAAGACTTCCTCTTTCTTGCCGTTCTCACCGGTCTCGTACAGGCACAGAGCCTTGGGACGATACTTCTCCAGCAGCTTGATGTCCTCCAGCTTCTGAGTGGAAGTGATGACGACAGCGTCGCCTGCGATAGTGATCTTTGCCATGGTTATGTACTCCTTTTATACAAAATGTACTCCATTCAGCCATTCCTTTCGGAAGCCCACCCATACCACGAGGAGGCGGAGCCGTTATGGGCATAAGAAAGGCCACCCCTTACAGGGTGGCCGAGAAACTTGGTAGGCAATCGGCGTTTTGCCCTCCTGTACGGAGTTGCGAAAACGCCTCGCTATTAGGTTTTTTGGTTAGAAGCTGAAGCCGAAAGACACGCCAATACTGTAGCTGGCGGCGTAGTAGTAGGCGTTGCCGTTGGTGTAGACAAAACAGAAACTAGTGCTGTTGCTCGAACGAGGAGAACGCAAGAACCTACCGGTTCTTTGTCCGTTGCAGAGCTTGTACCAAGGCACATCCTCCATACGGTAGTATTCATACCATTTACCCTCGCCAGGAGCAGAGTAGATGTTTCTGCCGAACACCTCTTTTTCAGAGGTGACGAAGAACTTGTTCACAGAGCGGGTCAGAGTGTTGGTGCCGTCGTAAGTTTCTGCTGTCCACTTGACCACAGGTTCCGCAACAGCAATGATGTCATCAGGGATAAGTCTGAAAATATCACCATCAGCATCATTCATCTGATGGCACAGGTGGGAGGCACCCCAGTTGCCCTGGTTGGTATCCCGTCTGTTCATATAGTAATACTGCGGCAGACAATCCACCAATTCCCACGACAGAGGCAGGATCGAACCATCCTCTGCTTCGTCATGGTTGCGACCAATGATGTGGAACTGAGCAGGGGTTCCGTCCTTGAGTACGACATTCTTATAGTCACCAGCTTCAAAAACGAGGGGCGCCATGCTGCCGTATCCCTTGAGCGAGTGCCATGAATAATCGTCTAAGCATCTTGCCATGATTTATCCTCACTTTCTGGTGACTTCCATTGCTCCGGTCGTACCTTCATCATCCACATCGAGATACGGGTACTCCACATATGATTCCTCACCGGTTTCTTCGTCAGTGACAAATGTAGGGCGATAAACGGAGATCAGATGTTCCTCGGCCAGAAGCATACAGAACGAATCGAGCAGTTCTTCGATGATGTCTTTCCCGTACAGTTCAGTGATTTGGCTGGGGCTGTTGCAGTTGAGAACGACTTCAAGGAAGTCCTGCATAGCAAATGTGAGGGCATCCTCTCTTTCGTAAATCTCATCTTCCATCATCTGCATTTCCATCTCTGCAGTGATTTCTTCTTCGTCCTCTTCGAGATCGGACTGGAAGCTGTACTTGGTATCATGCACAACAACCGGGAACAGATACTTCAGGTAAATCTGTTTGGTTGTCAGTTCACTGTCAGCCGCAGAGACAGCGCCCTCCTCGTATAGCTTGGTATCTTCCTTATAGACAGACAGGAGGGGGCATCCGTTTTCTTCGGTCAGATAAACTGAATGACAGGTTTCCTCATTTTCGGCAATCGCCACCATTTCATTTTCCAAGCGTGCCTTGTTCTCTGAGAAGAACGGCCATACTTCTGTGGGTTTCAGATGGATATTCACGCCCATACTGGCTACCTCCTTAATATTTCAAATGGTCTGAGTGGTGGGACTCGAACCCACGACCTCATGGGCCCAGGCCATGCGCTCTACCAACTGAGCTACACCCAGATAAAAGTGACCAGCTTTTCGATCCAACCCAATGGGAAAAGGAGTAGTTGTGAGGGGACACAAAGGAGAGGGGTTTGGGTACTGGTCATGAGGATTCTATGAGTAAAGAGAGAAAAGAGGTTCCCCTTTCGGGGTGGCGGAGCAGACTGGACTCGAACCAGCACGCCCTTTCGGGCTACTCACGGTTTAGCAAACCGCTGCCTTACCAGTTAGGCTTACTGCTCCATATGTGCGCTTGCCGCTTAGATTGTCATATCGTCTACTTGAGAGTAAAGGTCTCGTTCGTAAGCAACCGTGTATACCCAGTTGCTCCGCAGTTTTCAGCGACCATTGTTATTCTTCGTGAGGTGATGCGCTACGCTCACATCAGACGGGAGCTACCCGTCAACCGGGAAATCCCACCTTTCGGACGCATCCTCCAGGCAGTTGCAAGCCCCACAAGCATCTGCAACTTTTAAGGGTCTGGCGGAGGTGGTAGGATTTGAACCCACGGACGGCTCGCACCGTCAACGGTTTTCAAGACCGCCGCCATAAGCCAGACTCGGCCACACCTCCATATTAAACGCCAAGAAATGCCGCAATATCGGCACTTTCAGCCGTATCGAAATCCGGCATTTCTTTTTCAACAAAACAGTTTCCACACCAAGTGTGGTTCCCGTCGTCAATGTCGATGCTGTACCCATAAGTACCGAAAGTATCATCCATGTACTTGTGCGTGATTTCTGCTTGTCTGGACACATATTCGTCCATGGTTTCCACCCAACTAAATGGGCAGTCTTCGTATGGGGTATCTACGACAGTTACAATGTCGCCAACTTCAAACTCGTTGTAGTTCATAAGACCACCTCTCAGTTGCTATGAAAATAGGAACGAACTCAACTCCGCTTCATTAGCGGCTTCAAATTCAGGTGCAGACTCTACGCCATTGCACATGGCAATGAACTCGTCCACCGAGCATAGAAACCACTTATCATCATCCGGCATCAGCTCGGGATAATCGTTCTCGAACTCTTCTTCGTAATATGTACGACTGCAATGACAAACCACTTTGTTTGTGGACTCGATATCGAAACAAGTGCTTTCACGATAATCGCTCCATCTGGGTTCAAGGCCGCTGTCCAGTGGATCATGGGTGTCCCATTGATACCCATTGTCTTTTAGAAACTCGATCAGCATCTCCGCTGCTGCTCTGCTGCCTGTTGCGATGACAGCAGTACGGGGAAATACACATCCCTCCAAGTCAATCACTCCCCATATCGTTTCTTCTTACCAAAGTGTTGTTTTATCGGATTCCATCTATCCACACCTCTAAAGTGTGGCGATTGGCAAATTGCTTACAAAGCTCTTCGAT